AAAGCGAAGCCTTTGGTGAAGCGTGTGGAGGGTTACGGCGACACGCCACCCGGCCCGCCGGGCGAGGACACCTAGACAAAACCTAGACAAAACCTAGACGAAACCCCCTAACTCCCTGCCAGGAGATTACGATGACTTTCCCTACCGAAGTGAAACTCACGTCTGAACAGGACCGCGACATGACAGTTGCGCGCGTCGGCTTCATGAACGCCTGCCCATTCTTCGCGCACTATTATTATGCCGAAATGAGGGAAGTGCCGACGATGGATGTTCCCAGCGCGGCGACCGATGGCCGGCATATCTTCTACAATCCGGTCTATCTCTCCAGTCTCAAACCCATCGAGCGCGTGTTCGTGCTCGCCCACGAAGTCGCGCATGTGATTTTCCGCGATGTGCAGCGGGCGTCCACATACCGCAAGGCCGGCACGCTCAAGGGCAAGCCCTATGACGATGCACAGATGAACGTCGCGACCGACTATCGCATCAACGCGGCGTTGATCGAGCAGGGCATCGGGCAGATTAACCCGGACTGGCTCTATGACAAGCGGTTCAACGGCGACCATCTTCCCGAGGACATCTACCCGATCATCTACAAGAAGCTGCCTACTGGCAACGATGGGATGGGCATCGGGCAGCCGGGCCAGGGTCAGGGTCAGGGCAACTCCACCTTCCGCGGCAGCGGCAACGCACCCAAGGGCGCCAAGGGCGATCCTACCGCGGCCGGCCAGGGCGGCGGGTTCGACACGCTCATGGAGCCGCCGACGGACCCGGTGACGGGCAAGGTGGACCTGCCCGACGAGGCGACGTTCAAGGAGGCTGTGGCCCGCGCCAGCGCGGCGGCCAACGCCATGGGTAAGATGCCAGCCGGCTTGCAGCGCATCGTGGACGAGCTACTCCAGCCGCAGGTGGACTGGCGCGACCATATCCGCCTCGTGATGACCGGTATCTTCGGCAGCCGCGGCGAGACCTGGACGCGGCCCAACCGCCGGCGCCTGGTGCTCAACCCGCTGGTGATCCTGCCCGGCCGCCGTGGCAACGGCGCCGACACCGTGGTGGTGGCGCGCGACACGTCAGGGTCGGTCAGTGCCGCCGAGCTGGCGGCCTACACCGCCGAGATCGCCGGCATCTTGGCCGACGTGCGCCCCAAGCGCGTGGTGCTCATCGACTGCGACGCGGCAATCCAGCAGGTGCAAGATCTGCACAGCCTGGATGACGCGGCCGATGCCCATGCCCGCGGTGCGAAGGGCGGCGGCGGCACGAGCTTCGTGCCCGTGTTCGACTGGATCGCGAAAAACTTGGATCGCGAACCCGACGCACTCGTCTATTGCACAGATATGATGGGTTCTTTTCCGAGCGAGGCGCCGAGCTATCCCGTGGTGTGGGCGGCGACGACGGATCACAAGGCGAAGTTTGGTGATCATATCAGGTTGAAGGCGTAGGAGGGTGGCATGGCGCGCAAAGCTCGCGAGCCTCACACTGGTAAGTCCTACACAAACATCCTCGCAGTTAAGCTATACGAAGCTGGCGCGGGTGCTGTGTTCAATCGGGTCTTAAACGTTATGCGCGACGGCCCGCGCTTCACCGTTACCTTCACCGACCTATCAGAGATAGAAATACCCGCAACCGAATGGTGCGGCGACGCGGCAATCGCGCGGGTTGTTCTGTTCGCCCCTACGTAGGGAAATCGTTATGCCTGATTTAATCCCGCACACGTTCCAGGAAGCGTTAGATATTCAAGCAGCATATCTGACACAAGCCGGCAAGCACGCGGCCGAACATGGTTATATAGTCACCATCAACGCGAATGTTAAAGACATAGCCCCCAACACAATACGCTTCCCGTTTTCTTTCTTCAACGGTGCGTTGGACGAGTTCGTAAAGGAGTGGAACAAGGCAAAGGGTTCCCACATATTGATCGTCGGTCTTGTTCCTGGCGACCAGAACGTAAATTCGTTCTACTGCAACATACCCAACCGTTTCTGGTCAAAAGGTCTTGTTGCGTCTATTGAGATTTTAAGTAGGACTAGGAAAGGCGGTCACGATAAGCCAACGTCTGCGCAGGGTTCTAGCCTATTCGATATGGTGCAGTTCACCACTCATTATCGCGTAACAGGAATGGGTAATAACGCGATCAAGAGTTTTTTCAACATGCTCGACATGCCGCATAACCGCGCTATGCTGCTCGGTAAAGGCCGGCGGGAGCTACTCAACTCAGAAGGGAATTAAGACCATGGGTGTTTGGAAACTTGGCAATGTGGTAAAGAGCGCCATACAGGCACATGCGAGATACTACGCTGAGAAGCATATGCACCTTGCGGCAAACCAGTGCCCGCTCACGGCGCGCACCATCGAGCGCGCGTTTAACACGCCGGAGGCGATCGACGCTGTAAACGCCGCACGGGCAAAAGGCTATAACGTCGGCCCGCATTATACCCATGTGAACCTCCTACTGTCCAAGGATGACGTGCCTGGTGTCATCCGCGACGCGATGTTGGTATTCAATTTCGATCCTGGCATATTGTCGCAGGTCGATCTGAGTGGCTATAACTATGGCGTTGATTGTGATGGTAGAATGGACGTTGCGAAAGCAACGGCGAAAAAATACCTGACGCCATTGAATACGTCCAATATGGACGATGCCGACATCGCAGCCTTGGCCAAGTGGGTCAATGCTTTTGTCCGCGCCAGACGCATGAATATCATGGTGGAAAACACGGTGACTTATGTCCTGGCACGGACCCAAACGACGGCGGAGCTGCATGCTACCTGGCCGTTGTTGACCACGCTGCTGGACGGTCCGCAGGCTGCCACCATCCTCGGCAAGCACCGCAGCCGCTTTATGAATTACATGCGGAGCCCGCCACGCGACTTGACAAACTACGCGCCCAGCACTAGCTTAATCGAAACATGGGGCCAGTGCATGCGTGCATGCGAGACCGTCATACACCAGGGCATGATGCTCACGATCGAGGATAAGTTCCAGAAACGGGATGGTATGTCCGGCGTATCGCTTCACGCATGGTCGCCGCTCTCGAATGACCCGTCATTCACATCAAAAGTCCACACTTAATATCACAACGGTAGGGATTGCTTCATGATCGTGACATTGGATTTCGAGACCTACTACTCCAAGGATTACTCGCTCACGAAACTGAGCGAGGCCGACTATATCCTGGACCCGCGGTTTCAGACGATCATGTGCGCGATCAAGATCGGATCGAACCCGTCCAAGATTGCGATAGGGCATGACCAGTGCGCGCAGGCGTTCGCCGAGATCGACTGGTCGCGCGCCGCCCTGCTGGCGCACAACACCCGCTTTGATGGATCGATCCTGTATTGGATATATGGCTATACGCCGGCGATGTATCTGGACACGCTCGGCATGGCGCGTGCGCTGACCCACGCGGTTCTGGGTAAGTCTTCGCTCAAAGCGGTGAGCGACTATCTGGGGCTGCCCGCCAAGGGTGAGCAGGTGCACCAGGCCATCGGCAAGCGCCTGGAGAATTTCACGCCCCAGGAGCTTCTCGATTACGTCGATTATTGCCTACGCGACAATGATAATTGCTATGATATATTCCAACGCTTCAAGCGCGTGTTCCCTACGTCGGAGCTGGTTGTGATCGACGCGGTGCTGCGCATGTTCATCGAACCTAGGGTGCTGCTCGAACCGAATGTTTTGGCGCTGCATCTGGCCCAAACAAGGGCCGAGTTCGCACAGTGCCTGAACCGCGTCGCCCATATCGACAAGAAAGTATTTAGCTCCAACGCACAGTTCGCGGAGCTGCTGGAGCAGCACGGCGTCGATGTGCCGATGAAGATCAGCCCGACGACGGGGTTGGAAATCCCCGCCATCGCCAAGAATGATCGCGAGTTCAAGGAGCTTTGCGCCGACGATAGCCAACCGATGATCGTGCAGACGCTGCTGGCCGCCCGCGTAGCCACTAAATCCACCATCGAGGAAACCCGCACCGCCAAGATGTTGGCTATCAGCCTCAAGCAGTGGCCGGTCCAAGGCCAGGGCTGGCTGCCGGTGCCGCTGCGCTACTACGGCGCCCATACCGGGCGTCTATCGGGCGACGGGGGCATCAATCTCCAGAACCTCAAGCGCGGCTCCAGGATCAGGGAGGCGATCCAGGCTCCGACCGGCTACCGCATCGTGCACCGGGACAGCTCGCAGATCGAGGCGCGCATGGTCGCCTGGCTGGCGCAGTGCCTGAAACTCCTGGATGCGTTCGCGAACGGTCGCGATGTTTATTCCGAGTTCGCGTCAACGTTCTACCGGATGAATGTGACAAAAGCCGATAAGATCAGAAGGTTTGTGGGCAAAACGTCCATCCTCGGTCTCGGCTATGGCATGGGTGGCCCGCGCTTCCGCCACACGCTGTTCATCGGCAACGGCGGCGTCAGCGTCGCCATCGACTTCCAAGAAGCTAATCGCCTCGTCTATCACTACCGTCGGGAGTATCCCGAAATCCCGAAGCTCTGGGAAAATGCGGGGTGGATGCTGGAGTGGATGATCAAACAGCTCCAGCCCATCGATCCAGCGGTAGTGGTGCGTTCTTTAATCCGCGCCGAAAGCCATGGGTTCAGCTCTGTGATACGGCCCAGCGCCGAGGGTCTGTGGTTGCCGAACGGGTTGTGTATCGCCTACCCCAACCTGCGCCATCACCAATCGCTACAGGCTGACGGCAGCACGCGGCGCGAAGTGGTTTATGACAACCCATACGGCATACCGAAAAAACTTTTTGGTGGAAAAGTTGTCGAAAACGTCAGCCAAGCCTTGGCACGCATAATAATCACTGACATAGTTGTTCGCGTGAAAGAGCGGACGAAATGGCTGCCGTTCATGACAACCCACGACAGCCTGGATTATTGCGTGCCGGAGAGCGAAGCGCAGCTATTCGATGATCTGCTTGATCAGGAATTTAGGGTCCGGCCGGCATGGGCGCGCGACCTGCCTTTGGCGAGCGAGGGCGGGTTCGGGCGCAACCTGACGATCGCGGAGAACGAACATCATGCGGAGCATAATTCGTGACCAAATCACAGATGCGCGTCGAGTTGGACGATATCATCAAAACCGGTCTTATGTCCGCCGACGTGCGGCGATGCACTGCGCGCATCCTGACCTGCCAGAAGTGAAGGTGGATGCACGGGATTATGGAACATAGGAGCGCCATCAATGAGCCGTCGTAACTTCGCTTTCGAGCTTCCTATCCGCGGACGTGGCGCCGGCATCGCGACGTTCCGTTGTGATGGTAAAGACTGCACCGCAACGTTCCAGGTCAGCGCCATCGACGGCGGCCGCGTCAACCCCGAGTGCATCGCGAACAAAGCCAAGCAGGTAGGTTGGCAGGCGCACGCGCTTGCCGGCCCTAAGACCCTTTGCCCCGACTGCCTACGCCGTCCGTCCATCAACGACCCCGACAGCGAATTGAGAAAGGTCAAAATCTCCATGCCCGTCGCACCTATCAACGGCACACCAAAACTCCCGCCGGCCGTCATCGAGCACGCGCCCGCCGCCACGCACGCGGCGCCGGCCGAACCTTCGCGCACCGTCACTCACGCCCAGCGCATGGCCATCCGCGACCACCTGGATAAGTCCTTCGACGACGAGCTGGGTGCCTACCGCGCCGGCATGAGCGACGCCCGTGTGGCCGAGCTGGTGGGTGTTGCCCGCATCCACGTCGAGACGATCCGGGAAACGGCCTACGGGCCGATCCGGGTGGACCCCGTGATGGTCGCCCTACGCGACGAGAACGTCGCCCTGAAGGGCGAGATCGCCGCGCTGCGGGACATGATGGACGTGGTGGGCAAAAAGTCGATGGAGCTGGGTTCGCGCATCGAGCGCGCGCTGGCGGGGAGATAGGAGCATGCCCCCCGACCATGACTCATACCTGGAGCCAGACATCCACTATATCGACGCAAGCGCCCTTTATGCGTCGGCCGCGATCAGCCTCAAGCGCATCGCCGACAGCCTGGCGTTCTTCGAGCTGCTCTCGAAAGAGGTTATGAAAGCCCTGGCAAACGCGCCCGACGCCACGCCGGAAATGCCGGCGATCATGAAAGCGTTGGGGCTATGAGCGACCTGACCTCTCAGGGCTTCGCCTGGTCATACAGCGCGCTCAAAAACTTCGAGACCTGCCCGAAGCGTTATTTCCACTATAACGTTTCTAAGGACGTGAAGGAGCCCGAGACCGATCAGCTTCGCGAAGGGAACAGATTACACCAGGCGTTCGACGCCCGGCTGGCGAAGGGCACCCCACTACCGTTGGGAATGGGGCATCACGAAAAGCTGCTCGCAAGGATCGCGAACGCGCCCGGCGAGACGATCAGTGAGCGCAAGCTGGCGCTCACGTCCACGTTCCAGCCGCAGACCTATTTCGGCAAGGGGGTGTGGTTCCGCACGGTCATCGACGCCGCGAAAATCCTGGCACCCATCGCGCGCGTGTTCGACTGGAAAACGGGCAAGCCGGCTGAAGACCTGACCCAGCTCCAGCTTATGGCGTTGACGATCTTCGCACATATGCCGACGATCAGCCGCGTCAAAGCGGGCCTGGTGTTCGTAGCGCACGATCACGTGGAGCCGGCCGAGTTCGACCGGGCCGACGTGACCAGCCTATGGGGGGAAATCCTACCCCGCGTCGCGGCGGTCAAGCGCGCCCGCGAAACCTACACCTACCCGCCTAAGCCGAGCGGGTTGTGTAAGAAGTATTGCGCCGTCGTGAGTTGCCCGTATCATGGGAAGGGGATTTGACATGAGCGAAAACGATAAGCCTATCGAGTTGCGTGTTCCGGCCAATGACGCAGAGCATCATGAGGATGATCCGACATGGCCGACTGACATGCGCGTCAGAGACCTGGTGTGGTTCCTGGAGAACGAGGCGACCACCTGGCACCTGGACGTGATGGAGGCCGCGCGTGATGCACTTATGCACTGCGACATCCGCGTCGCCGGCGACGGAACCATGCACGTCGCGAAGAAGCTGCTGGAGGACGCCATTGTCGAGTATGACAATATGAAGCGCGGTGTGTGATGAGTTGCCCGTATCATGGGAAGGGGGCGTGATATGGCACTGTATGGCCAGCCCAGTCTTAGCCCTCTGAATAACTGCGATATAATAAACCGCTTGCACCACCAACTGCCCGAGGGCCTTCGCGGCAAATTCTTTTTCCGTGTCGAGTCCGACGCCTATAGGCTCAAGTGGTTGGTCGCTCTCGTTGAAGTCGAAACCTCAAAAGTCTGGCGTAGTGAGTTGGATGAAAACGGCCTTCTTCCGAGAGAATTTATCGCGAGATTGTGCATACTTACTTAGGAGCGTTCTATGACGCCGGATGAAATGCTGAAAAAACTCATGGCGCAGCAAACGACTATAGTGCCTCCAAACGCCGGCACGCGTAACCACTTACAGAGCGTCGCTTATGCTACTGACGTGAATATATGGGACGACCTGCTCAATCAGGCAAAGGTCCACAAAGCTACGACGATGGTCAACCCGGCCGTGCAGCAAAACGTCCCGGTCGAAATACTCGGCGTAAGACCTATGATGGTAAAAGCCGAGCGCGCTATCAGCCGCATCGCGGATGTTCTACCTTTCAGCATTGTGTCGAAAATCAACCGCGTCGCCTTGCAGCGCACCAACAACACTTTGCACTTTACCGTCATATTTTCGAACGACAAGTTCATAGACTTCTACGATATTGAAAATTTCCCGAACGACGCGCAGATCGGCCGCATCGCGATGGAGTGCCCCTAGCCGTGACACCCGAGGGAAAAGTTAAAGCCGAGATTAAGAAACTCCTTGACTTCTACAAACCCGATCTATATTATGAAATGAACGTGCCTACGGGTTACGGCAAGTCGGGTCTGGATTTTATCGGCATCTACCTGGGCGCCGGCTTCGCGATCGAGGCCAAGCGCACGGGCAAGGAACCCTCACTGCGCCAGGAAGGCACACGCGAGGATATTACGAAGGCCGGCGGCAAGGTATTCGTCATCGCCGGCGAAGGTCAGACGGGTCCGCTACGAGAATGGCTCGAACGGCTAAAAGCCCGACGTGCAAGTTTTCTTCTGGCCCAACAACCACAACGGTAGTAGATAATGCTCCACGTATCGCAGGATGGTTTGAAAATAATGATGCCGTGGCGCCAGGATGTGGCGTCTGTCATCCCACATGCCCGCGAATTTCAGTTCCAGGGCAACCGAATGTTGATGGTGCCGAACGGCCAGACGGAAGCTCGCGTGTGCCGCAACCTGGGCGTGCCGGTGCCGGCGCCGATTTTGACGCGCTATGACTGGCGCGGCTCCAAGCCGTGGGACATCCAGCGCACCACGGCGGCCATGCTCACCGAGCAATCGCGTGCCTACGTGCTCAATACGATGGGCACGGGCAAGACGCGCTCCGTGCTCTACGCCATCGACTACCTGATGCTCTCGGGCGCCGTCACCGGGCCGGCGCTGGTCACGGCGCCGCTGTCCACCCTGACGCCTGTGTGGGAGGCCGAGGCGTTCCGCGTGCTGCCCCAGCGCCGCGTGCGGGTGCTCCACGGCACCCGCGAGAAGCGGCTCAAGCTGCTGCGCGAGAAAGCCGACATCTACGTGATCAACCACCACGGGCTCATGCTCTTGAAGAAGGAGCTTATCTGCAAGGGCTTCTCGATTTTCTGCATCGATGAGCTGGCGGTGCTGCGCAACAAGCAGACCGACCTGTGGCGCGCGGCCTTCGCCATCGAGCAATCCCCCAGCGTCGCGAAAGGGTATGCGTGGGGCCTGACCGGTTCGCCGACGCCCCACTCGCCGACCGACGCCTGGGCGCAGATCAAGCTGCTGACGCCGAGCAACACCACGCGCACGTTCGGCCAATTCAGCGACCAGACGATGCGGCGCATCACGCAGTTCAAGTTCGAGGCGCGCGAAGACGCCAACGCCGTTGTGCACCGCGCCATGCAGCCGGCCGTCCGGTTCACGATCCAGGATGTGATGGAGTTGCCGCCGACCGTCTATCTGGACAAGATCATCAAACTCGAACCGCAGGCATTGAGCGCCTACAAGATGCTGTTCGGCAAGGCGCGCATGAACACCGGCGATGGCAGGTCCATCACCGCGGTCAACGAGGGCGTGCTGCACAACAAGCTGCTCCAGGTCGCGTGCGGCTACATCTACACGGACACCAGCACAATCTACGAGCTACCGCACCAGTCGCGCCTGGATGCGCTGCTGGAAACCGTCGAGGAAGCCGACGGAAAATTCATCGTATTCTGCCCCTACACACATGCGTTGAACGGGGTCGCGGGTTTTCTGCGCGGTAAGAATTACAACATCGCGACGATATCGGGCACCACGTCGCGCGGCCAGCGTGACCGAACCTTCACGTCGTTTCAGGACGATCCCGTCGCGATCCAGGGCATCGTCGCGCACCCCGGCACGATGGCGCACGGGCTCACGCTCACTGCGGCCGACACGATCATATGGTATGGTCCCATACAATCCCTGGAAACTTACGACCAGGCGAACCATCGCATCATCCGCCCCAGCCAGACCAAGAAAACTCGCATCGTGCATCTGTTCGGCACGGGCGTGGAGCGTGTTACCTACGCCCGTCTCAAGGCACGCGCGAAAATGCAAGGCGCGCTCCTGGACTTGTTTCACAAACAGGATATAGAGTTCTGACGATGGAACCTAAACCCATTCGCGATGGTCCTATATAATACCTACGAGCTTCACAACCTGCCAGGAGATACACGTGACAAAGACCGCTACCGTAGTGCCATTTCCGGTGCCTACACCCGCGCCGGACGCATCCTCGCCGACCGGGCTGCTTTCAGCCGATGTGATGGTGGATAAATATCTCAAACTCCGCGATAAGGTCGCGGAGATCAAAGATCGCCATAAAAAAGAGCTTGAGCCATTCGCGAAAGTAATGGAGGCTCTGGAAAACATGCTTCTCGATACGCTCAACAAGGCGGGCGTCGAAAGCATGCGCGCGCCGACCGGCACGTTCTTCAAGGTCAAGCACACGAGCTGCAAGGTCAACGAGTGGTCGAAGACCTTGGAGTTTATCAAGGAGCACGAGTTCTGGGAGCTGCTCGAAGCGCGCGTCTCCAAGACGGCGGCGCAGGAAATCCTCAAATCTACTGACAAGCCGATCCCCGGCGTGGTGTTTTCCACCTATGCCGAAGTGAACGTCCGCCGGCCCACGGCGAAGGACTAAACCCTTGCCTACAGACTGACCTGTCAACTACTATCTTCGTGAAAGAGGACAACACCATGAACCAGATTGCCCCCCTCCAAGCCGGCGGCGTTCCGTCGCTGTTCCAGTCCATGGCCAACCTGCCCGACATGGCCGCGGCAGCACGCGCGGGTATTTCCGCCGGCTTTGCCGTCGTCGGCTACAAGGGCCGCAACTGGCGCCTGAAATATGCCGGAGAAGACGAGCTGTTGAAGGACGAGCGCGGCGTCCCCTTCGCCACCCTGGACGTGGTGATCGTGGGCATCAGCCCGAACATCAGCAAAATCTGGTATGAGAAGCGGTTCGTGGAGGGCGACGATGCGGCGCCCGACTGCTGGAGCGTGGACGGTATCACGCCCGACGTGAGTGCGCCGAAGCGCCAGGCCAGCGTGTGCGCGCAGTGCCCGCGGGCCGTCTGGGGCTCGCGCATCACCGATGCGGGCAAGAAGGGCAAGGAATGCCAGGACAGCCGCCGCATCGCGGTCGTGCCACACGGCGATATCGTGAACGAGGGCTACGGCGGCCCGATGCTGCTGCGCATCCCGCCCATGAGCTTGGGCAACCTGGGCGCCTACGCGAAGGAGATCAGCCGGTTCGGCGCGCAGCCGTTCATGGTCCGCACGCAGTTGGGCTTCAACTATGACGTGGCCTACCCCGAGATCACCTTTCGCGCCCTGGGCTGGCTGGATAGCGAGGATGCCGAGGCGGTTATCGAGCAGATGCAGAACCCGCTGGTCGAGCGCATCCTGCACGATGAGGCGCCCGCCACGGCTGCCGCCAAGCCCACCCAGCCGCCCGGTGCCGACACTAGCGCCTTGTCGGGCGGTCCGCCGACGCACCTGTCTGGCGGCGGCGCGGCGCCCGGCCCCAGCCAGGCCGACCTGGAACGCGAGAAAGTCGAGGCACAGGCCAAGGCGCAGATAGAGGCTCAGGCCGCAGAGAACGCCCGCCTGATGGCCGAGCTGGAGCGCCAGAAGGCCGAGCTGGAGGCCAAGCTGGCGCAGGCGCGGGCACCCGCTGCTGCGCCTGCCGCCACGCTCGCCACTACGTCGGGAAAGAAGGCGTCGCCCTTTGGCGCCAAGACGACGCCGGGCGTCGCCGCGAAAGCGGCACAGACGGCGACGATACCGATCGATCAGCGCCCGGCCGGTCTGCCGGGCCAGAATTTCCTGGACGCGCCCGTGTCGAGCCCGGCGGTTGTGAGCCCGGCGCCGACGGACATGGAAGCGGCGATCAACGCGCTGCTGGACTGATTTAAGCCACGGCTGGGGCGGGTGCCGAAAGGCTCCCGCCCTTTTTGCCTCCTGTCGATGGGGTCTTCATGGACACAGCGCAATTCCTTGCCAGAGCAGTTGCCCCCGGAAACTATCTTGCCATAGCCGTCGATACGAAGGACGGGACTAAATTCGCGTGGAAAACCCGGTTATATCCGCATACGGTTCAAGGCCGCCGCGACGCCGCGAGCTATCTTGCCTGGTGCGCCGCCGATAAGAAGAAAAACGGTGACGCGAAAACACCTTGGGACGCCTATCACGCGCAGGCGTCCTATACGATGGCCATCGCCGAAAACGATGCTTACGGCCACACGTATTACAAAGGCTCGCGAAAACCCGACAATCTCCAGGCGCTCAAGTCGTTCTGGATAGACATCGACGTAAAACGCGCAGGTGACAAGAAAACCGGCGCGACCAGCTATCCGACCCAAGCCGACGCGATCCAGTGGCTCGCCGGGTTCCGTCGCACGATGGGGCTGCCGAAAATCTCGATGCTGGTCAGTTCGGGCTACGGCTTGCACGCCTACTGGATACTGGAAGACCCGGTGACGCTTGGGGTGTGGGAGCCCTACGGCGCTGCACTACGTAGTGCGCTCATTGCGCATGGGTTTAGATGCGATCCCGGCATATCGTCCGATGCGATCCGCATCCTGCGGCCACCCGGCACCGTTAATATGAAGTCCGGCACGCCGGCACCCGTCACGTCGCTCATGTCGGGACCGGACGTGCCCAACACGCTCATGTTCGCCGCACTCCAGCCCTACGTCCAGCTCGCCGCCGCCAAGCCCGCCGCGCAGGCCGCCCAAGGGCAGGCGCAGGTGGTGGGCGCCACATCGGCGCTCTCGGGCGGCACAGTCAGCCCGATCTTTGCCAACGCCCCCAACATGGCGGCTGCCGCGCAGGCCAACATGCCAATCAGCCGGCGCGAACGGTCATTCGCGCTCATGGCAGCGCCTGGCGGCTGCGAGCAAATCCGCCTGTCACTCGCGAACCACGGCAACGGCGACCAATATCCGCTCTGGTATCTCGGCCACCTGACGGCGGCCTACTTCACCACGGACGGGCACCAGTTCGTGCACCCGATCAGCAACGGCGACCCGCGCTACACCGCGCAGGCGACCGACGCCGCCGTGGCCCGCATTGCCGCGGAAATGGTCGCGAAGAAGCGCGGTTGGCCGAGCTGCACCCACTTCGAGCGCACCCGCCCGGCGACCTGCCTGGCGTGCCCACACCGCGGCCGGATCAGCAGCCCTCTGGACCTCGCCGTGGACAGTGGCGATCTGCCCGACGGCTACCGGCGGGCTAAGGGCGCGATCGAGACCTGGGTCGAGACCAAAGACGGCGGCTACTGGACCAAAATCATCCTCGGCGATATCTATGCGCCCGTGCTGGATGAAAATTATTTCAGTGGCTTTACGTTGCTGTTCAAACACGAATTTAGTGGTAGTGTGCATGACATCGCCATTCCTGCGGATAGTCTGAGCACCGACACGTCCGCGATCTTCAAGCTGTTCCAACGCCAGAAAATGATCCTCCATCCAGGCACTGAGTTGCGCGTGAGGGCCTTCATCTTGGATTACATCACACTGCTTCGGACCAAACGCGCGCAGCGCACCGAGAACATCCATGCGTTCGGCTGGGCGACCGACGGCCCAAAAACCATAGGCTTCGCGCACGCGGGCACGCTCTACCGCGCCGATGGAAGCGTCGAGGCGGCACCAGGCGGCGACCGGGTGATCCTCTCGATGCACGAGGCGCAGGGCGACTTGCGGGAATGGCAGAAGGCCGCGGCGTTTGTCATGGCCGGCCGGGTGGACATGCAGGTCATCGTGGCGTCGGCTTTCGCGGCACCGCTCGTGCGCCTGGCCGGCCAGAAAGGCTTGCTGGTGTCCGCGTGGTCGAAAGACAGTGGTGTTGGCAAAACATCGGCGCTGACCGTGGCGCAGACGGTATGGGGTGCGCCTGGCGTGGGAATGTCGCTGACCGACACGCATAATTCTGTCAGCCATAAGATCGGGCAGACACGCAACCTGCCCGCGTTCTGGGATGAAATGCGCGTCAGCGGTTCCGAAGATGACAAGGCGCGCATGGTGAATTTCGTGTTCAACTTGAACCAGGGTAAGGAACGCGCCCGCCTGACGCGCGACGCGACGTTGCAGCCAATCCACGAGTGGGAAACGCTTCTATGCGCAGCGGCGAACGCGCCCCTCATGGACGTGGTAGTCGCTAACTCGCAGAACACCGACGCGGGTGCGCAGCGTGTGTTCGAGTTCGCGATTACACGTCCAAAGATGCCGCAGAGTTCCAAGGCTTCCTCAACGATCAAGCTCGCGACACAGCATTTTGGACGGGCCGGGCACATCTATGCAGCGTGGCTGGGCACGAACCACGCCAAGGCCGAAGCCATGGTCGAGCTACTCACCGATCAGTTCATCACCCAGACGCAAGCCGAACAAGGCGAACGCCTGCACACGGCGGCGATGGCGACGCTGCTGGCCGGCGCGATTGTCGCGAACAGGCTGGGCATCGTGCAGTTCGATATCCCCGCGCTGCGCACCTTCCTGGTGCAGACGTTCTTTTCCCTACGGTCGGCGCGGTCCAACGGCAACACGCTGGCCACGGGCAAGGGCTACGATCTACAAGAGCTGCTCGCGCAATTCTGGGCTGACAACTGGCGCAACCGCATCGTGACGGATCAGCTCGCCTGGGGCCGCGGCAGCGTCAATGTGGTGCTGGTGGCGCAGAACCCGTCGAGCATCGATATGCAGGTCGGCCAGAGCGACAAGATGATGCGGATCGGCAAGGCCAAATTCATGGAGTTCATCGGCCGCAAAAGGCTCTCCACGTCCGATGTGCTCGCTGAAATGTCGGCGCGATGGGGCGCCACGATTGCGCGGCGCACGATCGGCGGCGGCACGCCCTACGGCGCTGGCGGCGCGATCTGGTGCATCGAGATACCGCTCATCGCGCCGGAGCTGCAAAGCTACCTGCAAGGCGCTCCCACGCCGCCGGCGGCGTCCACCCAGACCACGCGCGCCGCAGCACTCCAGGCACCCGCGCCGGCTGCCGTGGCGGCAATGCAGAACCAGCCAGGAGCAACACCATGAGCGAGGAAATCATCCTGGCGGCAGGAGACGACGGCAGCATCTGGGGTTTTATCGAGGAAGGTGCGTTTGTCTCGCTCCCCAAACGCCCTATGGTTCTGGCGAACATGGGTCCGCCGCCGTTCGACGTGACCCTACCGTCGGGAGAAGTTCGCCATATTATTTTGGAGCCGTGCCATGATCAACCTTGAACCCGGCCCGATGGACATGCAGGAAGTCGCAGCGCGCACGGCCTGGGGTGAGGCGCGCTCCGGCGGTGCGGACGCGATGCACGCGGTTCTCAACACCGGCGGCAACCGCCTCAAACATCCGTCGTGGATGGGTAAAGACCTGCGCAGCATCTTTCTGATGCACGCTCAGTATTCTACATGGATCAAAGACATATGCACGGGCTCGAATTATCTGGCGATGATGCGCGTGGATGTGACCGATCCGTTATTCCATATCGCGATGGAGTTGGCAGGATGGTTGGTCGATGGCTCGCTGCCCGATATCACCGATGGCGCGGACAGTTATTACGCCGCCGGGACGCCGGTGCCGACTTGGGCGGCGAAGGCGAATTTCACGAAGCAGGTTGGACCACATTTGTTTTTCAGGACGGTGCGGTCATGAACGATCCGAAAGAGCTGGAGCCCAGCATCCGCACCTTGTCTGTGCATTTTGCTTTCGCCGTGATGTGCGCCATGGGTGGCATCGTCACGGGTGAAAGCCCGGTCAGCGCGCGCGACCGTGGCATGAAGATCATGGTGTCTATCCTTGGTCTATGCACTATCTACAAAAACCAATGCGACAAAAACCCGTTCGCGATAGTGCACCATGCGATCGCGGATAACACCGCGGAAAGCACTGCGGATTACTGCGTCGCGATGCTGCTGGATTGCTGGGTGGAAGACTGCACCGCGCTGCCCAAGGAAATGCTTGAGCCCCATGACGGCGCCTGATGAAAAAACATTTCAGGTTCGTATAAGCAAGGTCCGCTTCAAAGACGGGTCGAGCGACCTTGTGATGCTCCCGAACCGAGAAGTGATGGATGAAGACGCGGACACGCGCGGGTTCATCTGGACGCTGGTGTGGCTGTTGCAGCATGCGCGCGCCGGCCGCGTGCTGGCCTACGGCGGGGGCGCGATCGTTAAGATCGATGACCGCTATAAGGAAATCGAGTTTGGCCAGTGCGAGTATCCCGGCGACCGGCTGGAGCTGGTGGGCTTGCTTGAAGCGGCGAAGCTGCGTATATTGCGCGAAGCAGTGGCCGCGGCCGGCGTGCCGATGCCTCTCGCCTAACGCCGCCCACATCGAGTCATAATATAGCCAACGCCGCCTTCCGTCAGAGTCGTAGAAGGTAGATTATGCCAATTCAAATCCCCGCCGGGGGATAACATGGGGTCCCGCCCGCATCGCGCGGCGACGGGATACGGAAGCCGGGCCAAACGTCAGGGCGTAGGGCGTGACAGGAGGGAGAGACCCCACATTACCCCTTCGCCCGCCTGACCTGCGCCCGCAACGGCGACGTGACGTGCAGCCGGCCCGCCGTGGTGACGTGCTTGCCGATCACCTTCTCGGCCTGCTTGTGGGTCTGCGGCGACGTGACCGCCTCGCTGACCACGTTGCCATGTTTGTCCAGCGCCTGCACCACGAGCGCCTTCTTCGGCGCTTTCAGTGCGCTATCCTTCGACGGTATGCCCAGCAGCTTGCCCACGCCGGCATCGGTCGTGCCCTTGGCAAAACTCTTGGCCTTGGCAGCGTTTGTCGTCACCAGGCTACCCTCGGGCCGGGTCAAGGTCACACCTGGCCGCTTCGCCGGCAGCGGCGTCCCGCGGGCGACGAACGCCGCATCCTTGGGGTGCTTTTTATCGGCGACGGCATCGAGCTGCGCGGCCACATCGCGCGCTGGCTCGCGCGTGGTCGGTCTGACCGGAGCTTTCATCGGTCATACTTCTTGCGGTTCGCGGTCTGACTAACGACGCGGGTGTTGCCCTTGCCGTTCCCGCCGCCCTTGGACAAGGGCGTCTTATGGTCCACTTCGCGTGGATCATCCTGACCGTTTAAGCGGCCATCCTTCACCGCCTCGGCCCGCGCCTTCTGGCGCACGGCGCGCTTGGCCTTGGCCTCCGGCGTGCGTTCACGCGCGAGATAGTAGGCCCGGTTCTTTTCGTAGTCCTTCGGATCGACAGGCATCAGATCATACTACCGTCGTGATTGATGATGGATCGTAGTCGGCCACCACTTGCAGCTCGCGGTCACGCGATGCGTCGATCGTCTCACGGATCGGCCGCGCCATGATGATGCAGCCGTCGCTCGCCGTATGGTTCATCGCGGCGTTGTCGCCGTGGATCAGGAAACTGCCCCGGCCGTGCATGACGTTGCGCGGGTCCGGGACCAGGTGCATCGATACAGGGCCGGTCACGGCATCCGTCAGCGCGTAGGCGATCGTGTATTTCCCTACCGGTAGGGGGCCGACGTTCTTCGCAAATTCGTCGGCGGGGTTGTTGAGCCCCTCGCCATGGCCCGCGTAGCCGGTGCCGACCAGCACCAGGTCATGGTAGAGTTCGCCCGTCTTCTGCACATATGTCCACATGATCTAGCTCCCTATGTTCGCGAAGCGGCCCGCCTGCGCCAGAGCGGCGGCGGCCTTGGGCGGCAGGCGAAGCCCGAAACTCTGCGTCGCAGGCTGGTGCGCGACTTGGGCGCGCTGCCGCAGCGCCGAGACGAGCTGCGGCATCGTGATTGCCTGGCCGGGATGCGTTGCGTTGAATTGGCGGATGCTGCTCATGACCGCGGCGCGATCATCGCCCTCGGCCTCTAGCCACGCCGACACCAGGCTCGACCGGGCCGTCTTGGCTTCCTGTTGGGCTTCGCGCACCGCCGCCTGGCCCTCTCGAAATTCCGAGACCTCGGCGGGTTGGAAGCCCACGGCCTGCGCGATGGTCGCGAAGGTGCTGATCTTGTCAGCCGGCAGACCAACATGACCTTTGCTGTCCACCACCCCGTTGTCGGCACGTTGCAGGGCCGTCAGCGGATCGCGCAGAACACGCGGCACCATATCATGCACCGCGCCCACCCAATCCCCTTGCAGACCCTTGTGGATGCCCTGCGCCATCGTGGACGCGTCCTCGCCGGACGCGCCCATCGCCATCGTGGCCAGCATCTTCTCGATGCCCTTGGCGTCGAAGCTCTCCAGGTCGGGCAGCTCAAGCAAATTGGCCAAACCCACCCGGCGGTGAATATCGATGCCGACGGCGTGCGGCACACCGCGGGCCACGATCTCGCCCAACTCAGGGCCGAACGTGTCGGAGAGGAACCCGCGCACATCGTTCTCGTAATCATGCGGCCCCTGCGCGCCCGTCACCCAATCATAGAGCCCGCCGATCAACCGCAGCGGATCGCTCAGCAGGGTCAGGCTACCCGCCATCAGCGCGTGGGTGGCGAGTATGCCGGCGAAGGCGCGGCGGGCCTCACGCCGCGTCTGAGGGTCGGCACCATGCAAGCTCTCGCGCAGCATGTTTGCCATGACACCATACATATGGATGCCATACTGCTTGAATTGCGTGATAGGCCCTGCAAACGGTCCGAACACACCCTTATCGGTCGCGATGCGTGCCTTGTTGCCATAGTTGTAATTCGGCATCGCGTCGCGAAGCGTATCGAGCGCACGCTGGATCGACACCGCCTCACTGCCGCCGGACTTTCTCATTTCAAGATCGAACGCTGCTTTGAGGATCGCGGAGCGGTTGGCGACATCGACCGAATGAGCACCGACCGCGTTCATATCGAGGAACCGGCCCCAAATTCTCCCTACCGTTGTGGTCGCCAGGCCGGGCTGCGCGGCGTTGCGCAGGTCGCGATCATAGGTGTGATCGATCAGACCAGCCTCGTCCGCCGCGCCGAACAACCGCTGCATCTGGCCGGCGTCGGCGCCTGCCGCCACCAGGCGCGCACGGGCCGCGTCGCCCAGGTTCCAGTCGGCCTGTTTCAGCCCCTGCCCCATCGCTTTCATGGACGCTTGGAAGCCCTGGCGCAGCAACGCCGGGCTCACATCCGCCAGTGCGCGCGTCAGCGCCGCGGCGGCTTTGCCCGCGCCATGCCGGGCGCCCAGGATCGCGGCGCTGTTGGAGTGCGCTTCGATCGAGCTGGTGATAGCGTGGCTGGGGCTCATAAGGGACTGGATGAACCCGAGGTTCGACGCGCGCCGGGCGAGCGCCGCGATCCCGCCGTCGGCGCCTGACGTGGCGGCGGCACGCTGCTGGAGTTCCTGCACGACGCTTTCGGCGCGTATCTGCTCGCCTGCGCGGCCCAGCCTCCCCAGCTCGTCAGCGACCAGGCGCATGTCGGCCAACGCCCGGCTACGGTCCCCGCCATGTTCCAGGTAGCCCATGCGGACGCTGTGCGCGAGAAACTCGGTCGCATCGATCTTCGGCGCATCGATGCTCGCGCCCTTGACCCCGCGCCGGCGGGCGCGCGTGCGCGTCAGCTCGGACCGGCTCATGTTCTCGATCAGGATGTTGTCGATCAGACGCCTAAATTCATCGGCGTCCCCGGCCAGGCGCGTGTTCCCCTTCACCGCGTTTTCCAGCTCGTCGGCGAGCGCCACGTTCTCTAGGCTGCCGCGCCCGTTGTAATCCTGCCGGCGCAGGTTCACCGGGCTCACGTCATCCACACCCTGCTGCAAGAGTTCGGCGCGGCGGGCTTCAGCCTCGTGCTTTTTCTCGAACCGCTCGACGCCATACTGCTCCGGGTCGGTCCGGTCGCCGTAGCTCACCACATAATCGCCGAACCGGCGCAGCGGGAAATAGTCACCCTTCACGAAACCCGTCTTCTGGATTTTCGCGATACCGCGCAGGAGCTGGCGGTTTTTCTGCCAGTCGGTGCCGAACGCCTGCGCCAGCCCGCTGGTGTCCGGGTTGGCCAGAAACGCCTCGATGGAGCTGAGCGACTTTACTGTGTGGGCGAGTGCGGCGCGCTGCGCCGGCGTGCTGTCCCGCATTACCATGCCGACGATGGCGCGGCGTTGGGCGTCCCGCTCCGCATACTGCATGCCGGCGTAGTGGTCGCGACGGTCTTTATAGAGCTGCTGATCGGCCGGCGTCAGCGCGTCGAAACGCCTTTGGAGTTCCTGGAGCGCGGCGCGGTCGGTCACATGATCGTTCGCGTTCGGATCGTTCGAGCCGAGTTTAACGCCCTCGATGGTGGCATCGTTCATGAGCTGCGCGAGTTCGTCGCGGCCGGCCATGCGCCTGGTGATGCTGTTCACCCGGTCGGACCAACGCGACATGACCTGCGCCTGGGTGTGGGAGATTTTCTCCTGCGCGGCGCGGAACGCCTCCAGCGGATTGTGCCGCATCGCCAGCGTCGCCATAGCGCGGGGCAGCGGGCGAAACAGGTCGCGGTTCCATTTCACGATATGGTCGAGCGCGCTGGCCTGGAGCAGCCCACGACGCAGGCTGTCTTTCATCGCACCCAGGTCGGCCTGGCGCACGGCCTGGTCCAGCACGTCGCGACTGTTCCCTACCGTAGCAAAAGACCGGGTAAACGGCTCGGCCATGTCGCGCACCACAGGATCGGCCGGCAGCCCGCGGTTGAACCGGTCGGCACGATCGAAAATCTCTGTGCCCGGCCCCATGATGTGGTCGAACAGGGTGCGGCCCGAGGCGCTGTTGTGCGGCCCAAGGCCAAGCGCGCGGCGCGTCCAATCCACGAAATGCGACCATATGGAGCGTGTCGGCGCCCCCGGCTCGAACCCCAGGTTGGACATACGGGCGCGGAATTGCGCGCTGACCGGTGTGCGCCGCATCAGGTTCTGCAAAACCGGATCGGTCATCATCATCGTGTGGAGTTCATGAAAGTCAGGGTCATCGAGCGCGTGGATGACCCGCGACAATTCCTCGTTGGTGACACCTTCGACCTGGCCGGTGCTGACTTTCGCCACCAATTCGTTGCGTATCGCCTCCAACGCGCCAAGGTCGCGATGGGTTGGGTTTATCTCTCGCAGACGATCGAGATACCGGCTGGTGACATGGTGCGACGCTTCGTGGAGGATCGTTGCCGCACGGCCGGGATTGTTGATGATGCTGTCAGATGGCGCCGTGTTGATGACGATATGGTCGGGCGACGATCCGCTGTCATACCGCGCATACTCGCCGTGTTTCCTTTCTACGTCCCAATCTTTGATAAGCCCGAGATCGGCGGCGCGCGCGACGGAGTTAACGTCGATATTTTTGGCTCGGAGTTTGAGCACGCGCGCCAGCCAGCGCAGCGGTGAACCAGCATCACCATTGCCGCGATAGTTCGTGATCATATCCAGGAGATCGTGCAGCTTCACCGTGCCGTTGCGGCTTATATGGTCTGCCAACATCCTGTCGAGATCAGGATTTTTTGACGCTTCGACAAAAGCGGATTTGGCACCTGGCGGAAGGCCATCGGCGCGTGGCTCTGATGCGCTGCTGAAAGTTTTCGGCTTCTCGGCCCGGCGCGGGGATATTTTGGTCTCGGCTTTCTTCTTGGCGCGCGCCTTGCTCTCACGCTGCACCGCGTCGCGCACCGGGTCTGCCAGCTCCGCACGCATGGCACGAAGGTCGGCCAGCCGCGCCTCGGGTCCGCGCAGCGTCAGGTTGCCGTCCCTCTGTGTGCGGATCAGGCGTTCCAGCTCGGTCTCCGGCGTGCCGATCTCAGCTTCGGCGCGCTTGATCTCCGCGTCCAGGAACGACGCGAGATAGCGGTTCTCATCGATGGGCGGCGGTCCTGCCTTGAGCTTGCCGTTGGGCAGCCGCGGGCGCTCCCAATCAAACTCGCGGGACGCTTCGAGCGCGGTCATGCGCCCTTCCCGCACCTTCTGGATCAGGTCGCGCGCCTTGCGCTCGCGGTTGGTGGTGTCCTCGGAATACTCCTTGCTGCCGCCAAAATCCTGCACGCCCTGCGAATGTTCCTCGCCCTCGGCGGCGGTCTCGGTCAGCGCCGGCGACGCGGGCACATCTTCGGCATCCGTCACCTGGGCCTGGGTGGGGTTGTCCCGGTCCAGGTCTTTGGCGTGGCTGGCTTCCAGGTCGGCTTTGCGTGCCAAGCCCTCGCTCTCGTGCACGTTCGCCTGACGCGACGCCTCGGACCTGGCTTCGATCGCGGCACGTTCCAGGCGCGCGGCGCCCATCGGCTTGCCGGTCATGAGCCGCATCATGTCGTCGGCCACATCGACACGGCGCGTCTCCGTGCCCGGTATCAGCGTGGGCTTCCCCCACTTCTCGATCGCGTCATGGACCGCTTCGGGGGTGTTGTTTTTGGTATCCACCAGGTCGCTGATTTCGCGCATCGCCATCGACACGGCTTTAGCGACATCGTTGCCCTTGCGGACCTTGATGATCTTGGCACCCACCTGGGCCATCCTGGCGCGCAGGTCGGCCATCGTGTCGGCGCGCGTGGGGCCGGCGGGCGCCTCGGGCTCAGGCTCTGCGGCGGCTTCCGCGGTGTCGGGCGCGACGTAAGCCTGGGGTTTGATCTTCTCGCCGGGCTTGGCCTGCTGCGCCTTGCGCAGCGCACGGGCCTGGCGTGCGGCCTCGACCTTAGCGTCCAGGGCCGCGCGTGGTGTGGTGGGCTCGGTGATGGCGTTGCCGGCGTGCTGGCCGCTGTAGGCTTCATATCCCGGCACATCGTCTGTCGGTCCAACCGGGGTTGACTCCACGGGCGGCGCGGGTGCAGGCTCTCCCTCGTTCCCCGCTGTGCGGGGATGACCCGTGGCGTTAGATACTGCATCGGGTTGCAGGTTCCCCGCTGTGCGGGGATGACCCGTGGCGTTAGATACTGCATCGGGTTGCAGGTTCCCCGCTGACGCGGGGATTTCGGGCTCCGGCCCGTGGATCGAAACATCATCTAGGCGTTTTTCGACGCCGGAAGCCGCCGCAACCGGCGCGCTCGGCTCAACCGTGTCGGTGATCCTCGACACAGGAGCAACGGCCGGTTGCGGCGGTTCCGCGGCCGGCGCCTGACCCCGTGCAGGCTCCGGTGCGGAAGGGGTGCTTGGCGCGCGTTGGGCCGCGATCTGGCTCTGCACGTCGGCAAGGTTTTGCGGCGGGCTCGGCGCAGGCGCACTCCCGACGGTAGTGTTTGATGGAGGCGTCTGCGCGCCGCTCTGGTCCGGTAGCGGGATCACGCCACTCTGGTCCGGCTGCGCGATTACGTCGGGCGTCTGCGCGGTGTTCGCGTTCCCCCGAGGCTGCGGCGCGGGCAACGCCTGCATCCGAAGGTTGGGCGTAGGGGCAGCTTCGGGCGCGGGATTAGGCGGCAACGCGCCCTGGATCGCCACGGCCACGTCCGGCGGGACATCCGTGGGCATCGAGATCGTGCGGTAGGAGCCTTTCGTCTGGGCGTTCGGCGGGACATCCGTGGGCATCGAGATCGTGCGGTAGGAGCCTTTCGTCTGGGCGTTCGGCGTGCCCGGCACCGCGTTGGGTTCCTCGGTCAGCGTCGGCTTGACCCAGGCTTTCTTGATCGGATCGTAGGTCAACGCCAGCGGCGGGGTCTGGGTCTGACTTTCCTGGTCAGATTGTCCTACCGGGTCGGTATGACCGCCATGGAGCGCGCCAAAGCCCGCGCCGATGGCGCCGCCGCTGAGCGCCCCCGAGACAGCCGCCATCGCGGTCTCTGACGGATCGAACGTCTTGCCCGTCGCCTGGCCCTGGAACTGCTGATCCGCGGCGTTGTCGGCGGCTGCCTGCGCGCCCATGGTAGCAGCACCCTCGGTGCCGCCCACCATCGCCCGCTGGAACAAAGACAGGCCCTTGGGGAGCAGCTTGCCCGCGGCCATGGAGCCCAGGCCGGCCCCGCCCACAGTCCCGGCCGCCATGTGCTCCGCGGCCATGGTGGGCGCGAGTATGCCCAGCATATCCTTGCGGGCCTCGACATCGGATTTACCCTGATCGCGGAGCTGCTTATAGACCGGCGACGACATAAGCTGGTCGGGCGTCGCCGCGTCGATCTGCTTGATCATGTCGTTATAGGCGCCGCCGGCGTCCAGCAGGCCGAACGTCGTCGCCTTGGCCACGTTGGCGGCGATGCCGCCCGGCAGCACCGCCAGTGCCAGCGAGGGCAGCGCATCGGCTGCAACGCCGGACAGCCAACGGCCATAACCCGCATCCGCGATGGATGGTATGTTACTACCGTCGGGAGCCTTACCGCCGAACGGATGCAGGATGCTGGCCTGGAGCGCGAGTTTGCCCTGGGGTGAGAGATCGTCCAGCGTCGCCTGGATATGGCTCTCCACGTCGCGCTTCTGGTTCTCAATCCACGCGACGGTGCTAGGGTCGGCGTCCATGGCGCGCGCCGCGGCCGAGACTACACCCTCGGCGGCCAGGCCGGTCTGGAGCGTGCTGGCCCATAGACGGTCGCCAAAATCATGGATGGCGCCGTGTTGCGGCCCGGACTTGGGCAAATCCGCGTAGATCTGGTCCGGGTTGTCATCGCGCGGCCGGGTCGGATCATAGTAAGCCGCGTGGTCCGCCTCGGCTTTCTGCCGCGCCGCCATGATCTGTTGCTGAAAGGCGGCGAGCTGCTGGAAGTTGGTGATATCGGCCGGAGTTGTCGGCGCCGCCGGCTGAGGGCTTAGCTGAGGGTTCGGCTGCGGGTCAGGCGCTTGCTGAAGCGCGCCCGCCTGCTGCCGGGCTTCGAGCTGATCCTGGTAGTCCGAATTGGTAGCGTCGCTATCGAGCGTGCTCGGGTCGCTAGTGGTGTCGCTCATGGCGGCGCCCCTGGATACGCGGGCACCGCCGCCGACGCATACACGCTCGGCTGGGCCGGCGCCGGCGGCGGTTTCCGCGGCTGTGGAACACCAAAGACACGTTCGGCGATATTCGACGGCAGGTAGGCCAGCGTGCGCCCGCGCGCTTTGTCAACGATCGCCGCGCTGCCGTCTTTTTGCGGCACCGGCGTATATTTTCCCGTCGCAGCGCCCGCCGCGATTTCATATGCAGTCGGCGGCGGCATCGTGCCCAAAGCGGAATTATGCCGCGCGGAGCTGTAAATCAGCGATGCGTCACTGAGCTGCTGCGCAGTCATAGGCTGGTTGTCATAGGTCGATCCAGGCGCAAACAAGCTCTGTGCTTCTTTGTCCACGGCGCCCGCCTTGGTCGGGTCCATGGTGAGCGCGCCTGTGTTTTTGCTCGTCAGGAGCCGCGTCGCATCCGCCGCGGCGGCTTTCTGCTGATCCTCGGCGAGCTTCTCGCGCGCCTCCTTGAGACGGTCGATCTCGGCCTGGCGCCGCGTGTCAGCCATCTCCTTGTAGTAGTCGCCATGCTGTTGCAGGAACGCCATCTGCGCGTTGGACGCCTGCTGCTCCTTGACGGCGGCGAGATATTTTACCGGGTCTTGGGTGACGATCATCTGCGGTTGCAGGTTTTGGCGCGTGACCATGAACTGCGGGCCGAGTGCCTTGGTCGGGTCATGATCATCGAACATCTGCGCCCATACCTGACCCTTGCTGTCCACGCCGAACCGCCCCATGGCGCCATCGGGCACGAAGGCATGAGCGCGCGCGAGTTGTGCGGCTGCGGTCGCACCATCGCCGCCGGCGAGCGCACGATCGGCGTTCATCAGGGCCATGCTGGCACCTTGGCGCGACATGGTCATAATATCTTCTTGGACCTGCTGGGCTCCCGCTGTGTCCCCGACAAGTAGCCGTGCATAGACACCGGAGATTTCGGCTTTACGCCACGCATCCGTGAGTGGCGCGTTAGCTTGCGCAGCGGTCGTTGCCAGGTATTTCAACGCACCATCCGGGCCGGATTGTATAGCGGCGTGCAGCGCCGTAGGGTCCACGTCGGGTTGTTTATAGAGCATATTGGGCGTGATGTTTTTTGTCGCGTAGTATTTTTCAACATAATCGCGAACTTTTTGTGGAAGCATTGACCAGTCTTGTGCGTTGTAGGCTTTCGCAACTATGCCAGTGCCGGTCTTTGGATTTCCTATGCCAGCGTTATATGCCGCGATGCTCCAAGGACTATCTTGGCCATAAGTATCATCGCACTGCTTAATATATTTTGCGCTGATCTGAACGTTATGCTGCCAGTTTCGAAGATCGAGCGTGTGCGCAGGGTCCACTATATCGTGGGTTCCTGGCAGCACTTGCATCATACCAACTTCACCAGCCCTACCGTCGGGAGCATCGATGTGGGCGCCACTTTCGACCCACGCAGTCGCGGCCAGGCGCTGCGGCGACACGCCTTCGCTGGCTGCTGCCTGTGTGAAAACTTTGGCTTCTTGCGGGTGGATTTTTTCCATACTCGCCAGCGGCCATAACAGGACGGGCGGCGTGACCTTGGTCGGCGTCGCCTCGCTCTGGTCGGTCGCACCCTTTTGGTCAGGCGCGACTTTCGCGGACGGCGCCGTGGTCGCGACCGCGGGTGACGCCGCGGGTATCGGTTTGGTGTCTTTCTGGTCTGCGGCGGGCACCGGCGGCGTGTCGCCGTCAGTGTCGATTTTCGCCGGCGGGAGCTTGGCGTCGGCACGCCTGGCGTCATTCGTGGCGCCGGCGATCGTGTCGCCATAGGCTGCTTGAACCGGGTTGAAAAACCCTATGACTTTTGACAATGCCGACGCCGGCGCGCTGGAGGCGCTGGCACCGCCAAGAGCCGAACCGGGCTTGGTTATCCCGGTCATGGTCTCAACGTCGGCGTTTTTGCCAGTGTCAGGGTTGACGACGGGCGTGCCTGCGGCCCCGACGGTAGGGGCCGTCGTGAGCGTGCTCACATCGGCGTTCTGGCCGGTATCGGGGTTGACGACGGGGGTGCCGCTGGCCGGCCCCAACGCCGTGCCATAGGGCTTGGGCGCTTGAGGCGAGTCGGGACCGCCCACCATCTGGGTAAACGTCCCACCCGTCGAGGGCTGGCCACCTGCCATCGTGGGGGGCGCCTGGCCCGGCGTGCGCGGCGGTCCGCCCACGGTGCCCGTCGCCGGGTTATATTGGATGCCCTGCGCCGATGGGTTTGTGGGCGGCTGACCCGCCGCGTCAATTTTGCCAGTCGCTGGATTGTAAGCGAACGTAGGTTGTGATGGCTGCGCAGATACCGGCGATCCAGCAGGTGGTTGGCTGCCCGTGACAGGGCCGCCCGTGGCCGCGGCAGGAGAGGTCGGAGGGGTCGTAGCGGGTAGCGCGGGGTATGCCTGAGCAACGGCCGGTGCGGGTGCGGCAGGTGCAGGCAACGGCGATCCGTCATACTGTAGCGGCGACATTTTCGATATTGCTGCCGCGGCCACGGGCGGCCCGCTTGGAAGCGTCGGAAGCGTCGGCGCTTGCCAGTATGACGTAGGATCATCGACCGGCGTAGTTTTCTTAACCGCGTCGGCCGCTGCCGTCAGCTCTTTCTTTGTGGTGCTGTCCGATTTGTTGGGTTTATCACCGGCAACCGCAGCCGCAGCAGGATGCTTACCCGAAGACTTCTCCGCGTCCGTGGGCGTGACCGCCATCGGATCGACCAGCGAACCGCTGGACGCGCTCGCGCCGGGAGGCGGCAACGCCTGCTGCGTGACTGGTCCTACCGTGGAATTTCCGGGTATGACACTCGGATCGTTGGTCGAATTGCCGGCTGCGTCGGTCGCGCCGCTCGCCGTGGTGCCCGTCGATGGGCTGCTGGTCTTGAGCGCCGTCCCGCCGGTCGGCTGACTATCTTGCGCACCCTGGAGCGTCATCGCCGCTTTACGGTCGGCGGCAGCTTGGCGCTGTGCAAGCTGCGTATCCCACTGGTTCCACATCTGGCCAAGCTGCATCGTCTGCTCGGCCGCGTTGAAAAACCCGTTGGTAAAGCTACCCAACATGAAGGGCATCAGATAGCTCCTGACAGTTTGGCGACGCCAAGCGCACCGCCCACGAGCCCGCCCAACCCACTCGCGAAATTCTCGCTCTCCTGTTCGCCCAACTGGTCCGCGCCAAGCTCGTCATTGAAGCCCGTATTAAGCGCGTTGGTGGCACCCCCGTAGGCGCTCTGCGACAGCGCACCATAGGACGTGGGATTGCCCATCAGCGTGTTCCCCGACAGGCTCTCGTTGATGCCACCTTGAACCGCGGAGTTGCCGGCGTTGAGCGCGCCGGCGTAGCTCTGCGCCACGTTCGAGGCGTAGCCGCGGCCGGTGTTGATGGCGTTGCCCTCCAGGGAGAGGCCCTCCATCTGTGTGTTCAACCGCGATTGGGTGCCTGCGGCCGCAGTGGCCGCCGCCTGTTGAACTTGAGTGCCCATATCCAGTGCGGCAAAGCGGGTCTGGCTGGGGTCGATACCGTAGCTCTCCAGGCTGGAGAGTGCGCTGGCCCGCGACGCATCGAACTGAGTGGCGACCTGGGCGTCGGCGGCACCTGCCTGCTGGTTTGCGTTATCCGCATTGTCGTAGTTGGTCGCCTGGCTGGCGAACTGCTGCTCGATCGGCAGATAGGTGGAGTTATAGACGTTCTCCTGCTGCTGCGCGATCTGGGTCTGAGCGTTCTGCTGGTTAGCCTCGGCCGCCAGGATGGGCTGCGCCTCGGCGTTGGTGGTGTTGAACTCCTGCTTGGCCCACGCGAGCTGCTGGGCCTGGGTCTGAGCATCGATCTGCGCCGCCTGCACGTCGCTGTTCGCGATCGGGGTGTAGTCAGGCGCGGCTGGCGTAGAACTCTTTCCCATTATCACTACGGCAGTAGTTATTAGATTTCAAGTTTAACCACTTGCAGTGCGCCGCGTCCATAGAAAGGATGAGCATATCCCCATCCTCATAGACCTCGGGGACCATCGCCACGACGCGGAAGCCGGCGCGCATGTCCAGCGCGATCGCTTTGGGGTTCCCCGTCGAGACCGTTGCCAGCACCTTGGCCACCTTGACCTGGTGAAAGGCGTAGTCGAACAGCATCCACAAAAGGTCACGCGAGCACCAGGTCGGGTCGCGGCCGGCCATGTGGACCACCATCGTGCGCGACGTGTAGCCCGTGAGCGCGAAGCCGCCCAGGATTTCGCCCAACTCGTTGAAATTGGCGATCGAGTGATCGCACTCGGGCCGGAACACGCCGCCCACTTCGCCCATGATCCAGCCGCCGGCGCCGGGGGAGTTGATGCGTATGTGCCTCCCTACCGTCGGGAAGGTCATGACAGGTTCCAGAGATAAGCGACCGCAGGATTGGCCACTGACGCCATATTGATGCCAAACCCGATATCCGTGATAGCACCTAGCCCTGACGACGCCAAAGTAAACGACGATCCACCGATGATATTCCAATATATATTATTTTTTGAGTTAGACACTGTTACGTTGGTGCCATCATAACTTACCTTAATCCAGTATGCACCCGAAGTATCCGTCCCCCATGATTGTTGTTTTACGTTGTATGAGTTTGGGTTCGTAGGACTCGTCCAACGTTGGACATACATATTATTGCCGTAACCACCTATCCATAGTAAAGTAGTGGTCGCGCTGTTATATAAAACGGCAAAAGGGTTGACTAGACTTTGGAAGAACCCTGCGTCGCGTTCGATAAGCCATGTTCTTGTCCAGGGTGTCGTAGTAGGCGCGGGCACTGTCGCCATTTGAAGGTCATTGCCCGTGCTGTTTGGTAAGTAGAGAACAATCGGCCCACCCATGACGGGTTGTGTCAACGTGGTTCCCGAAACGACGGCGCGCAGCGTGAAGCTGCTCAACGCGGGAACGCTTAAGGTCGGATTGACGCCCAGGATTGGCCCGCTATTGGTGCCTGACGCGCCCGCCGGCCCCGCGGGGCCGGTCGCCCCTGTGGCGCCCGTAGCGCCCGTCGGACCAGTTGGACCAGCCGGGCCTGTTGGCCCTGCGGGGCCGGTCGCGCCCGTAGCGCCAGCCGGGCCAGTCGCACCCGTGGCACCGTCCGCACCCGCCGGACCAGTTGGCCCTGCCGGTCCCTCGGGACCAGTCGCACCCGTGGCACCGGTCGGACCGGACGGGCCTTCTGATCCTGCCGGTCCTTCTGATCCTGCCGGTCCTTCTGGTCCTGCCGGTCCTTCTGGTCCTGCCGGTCCTTCTGGTCCTGCCGGCCCCGCGGGGCCAGTCGCACCCGTAGCACCTGTGGGACCCGCGACGCTCGCCGGCACGATCAAGCCCGATGCCAGCTTGACGAACCCTAGATTGGATAGGTCATTGAACGTCACCGCGCGGTTCTGGATCGGCCCCACCTGGCCCGCCAAAGAGCCGATCGCCTGTTTCACGTTGACCATCGCCGACGCGAGTGAGACCGGATCGGTATTGGCCTGCTGGATCGCAGGCACATTCTTGTTCGGCAGGAGCTTGATCGCGTTCGCGCTAGACACGCTTCAGCTCCTGCATTGTCTCCGCGACCTCGATGCCGTAGATTTCCACGGTCGAGACGATCTCGAACTGCCAGTCGAACACCTTGAAGCCGCTCGGCAGCCGGAAGATCGAGCGCGGACTGGTCAGGTTCACCGTCGTCATCAGCACGCCATGGGCATAGACGCTGCACGTCGCATTGACGCCCGTCGGTAAGACCAGAGTGGGATCGGAGTTGGACAGCGGGGGCGTCGTAGGGTCGGGCGGCGTCAGCACATCGGTGCTCATGCTGATCTGCATGGCGCCGAAATTCGTCGGCGCCGGGAGATAGAACTCCTTCGAGCGCCAGCGATACATCAGCGGCGCCTGGCTCGGCGCATCCCATTCATAGACCTTCTGACCTGAAATTATATAGGTCGTGCCTGTATAAACATCATTCCAGACGCAGCTCACGGCCTCGAAGGTGGATAGGTCCACCATCCCCAGCCGCGGCTCGGTGTAGTCGATGAGGAAGCCCGTGCCCGTTCCACGGATCGCCAGATACTGTGCCCGGTGACGGCACGCGATGATATCGGTCGCGTTGTAGGTGGTCAGCCACTCGTTCTTCGTGACCATCGTCAGTGTCTGGTTGGTCATACCGTAGTAATTCAGCATGACCAGGCCGTTCTGGCTGGCGTAATAGACGCCCAGCAAATCCGTCACCACGCTGCCCCGCGATATGCAGGGTTCGGGCACGTTGATCGCGCTCAACGTGAAATTGCTCGGCGCGGTGCCGGTGCCGGTCTGCGGGTAGCCCTTCGTCAGCACCACAAGGGATTGCTGCCAGAGCGCCAGGCCGACGATCTGATATTGGCATGACAGGTCGTATTCCGCCGGCCAGGTGTGCGGGTAGTCCACTTCGGAGAAGTGCAGCGTGTTCCCCGTGAAACCCACCAGGAAGCCGCCCGGCATCGATATCAGCCCGTCCAGCCCAGCCAGGGGCGGGCTCCATAGGGAACTCTGGAGGGGCGGGTTCGCGACCACGTCGGCGTCCAGCGTGCCGTCGATGTAGCCGCCGACGGGCGGCGGGTTGGTGCTGAAATTGAACTCGGCCACCCGATAGAACTGCGCGCCTGAGCTGGCCGACGTGACCGTGCGGTAGAGATAGCACCCCTGCGTCGGCGGGTAATTGAAGCCGGCCACGGCCGGGGGCGCCGTGGTCTTCATTAGGATCGTCCACGTGCCATCGGATGCGCCCGCGACCGTGGTGCTCGGACTGCACGGCGAACTCTCCGCGCCGTAGGCGTCCACGAACGTCACCAGGTAGGACCGTTCGACGTAGGGTGTGACCGTCTCGTCTGTCCCGCCGGCAGCCGTCACCGTGGGCGTGTAGGAGCCGTCCGGCGTGATGAAGCCCAGGTCGAACGCCGGAGTGCCGGCCGCGATGCCGGTATAGGTGTTCCACTTGGCACCGCCCGGATCGGTCGGGCTGATGGTGCCTGGCGGGTTGGTCCAGTAGATGCGGTTGAGCGTGTCGTTAGCCAGCGGGCTGCGCACCACGGAGCTGAATGGGCTCGGCAGCGGTAGCCACACGTCCGGGTCGGCGGCTTCTGGTCCGGGGAAGCGGTAGGCGCGCAGCACGGGGGCCGCGCTGGCGGTCAGGTCTTTGACAAGAAGGGGTGTCGGCAAGCCGGCCAGCGTGCCGGCCGACAGGTCCACGTTAACGGCTTCCTCGGCGGCGGCTTCGGGCAGCAGTCGGGAGTTTTGGCGGGGGAACATCCCGCCAAACCCCTTGATGGCAAAACCTGCCATTTTTCCCTACGTAGTGGCGGGCGGGTAGGGCTCGCTATCGACCGGCCGCCACTCCCCCCGGCCGGCGCGGTTGAACCAGAGCTGGTGCAGCATCAGCTTGCCGGCCACGCGCCGGAACATCAGCCGGACCGATGGGGTCCAACCGTCGTCAGACGCCAGGAAGTCCGTTACGGTATCCATGGGTCACATACCCTTGGGCGGCAGGGTCTTCTTAGCCAGCGCCTTTTTGAGCGACACCGGCCCACCCGTCTTGGTGGCGCCGGGGATCGGTCCCTGCGGCATCGACTTACCGGGGTTGCCGCCGGAGTTTTTCGCCGGGTTCGAGCCTTTGGATGCCGGGTCCACGCTCGTGCCGCCGGGCTTACCCCTGCCCATGGCCATCACTTTTTCCCCTTCTTGGAGGCGACCATCTTCTTAATCTTGGCGTCCTCCTTCTTCATCATCGCCGCATCCTGCTTGGCGTCGGCTTTCTTGGTGAAGGGCATCGGCTTCTTGGCCATGGGGCGCTCCTGGTTCGACTGTATGCTACGACGATAGTGTTTAATCAGGAATGGATTTTGACGCCATCCCAAACATAGATGCCCAGCCCGATCGTGAACGTCTCGATGTTGCTGGTCACGCTGGTCACGGTATGGTCGCGCACCTGGATCGTGTGGGTGCCTGACACCACGACGGGGCCGGTGCCCGTCCAATCCGCTCCTGGCGTATAGGTGACAAGCGGCGTCCAGGAGCCGGCGTCCAGTGCGTAATCCATGGCTACCGCGATGGTCCCGGCGTTGGTGCCGGCGAGCGCCACATTGGCGCCAATTCCGCCCGCAGATGTAATGACCAGAGCTTCGGCAACCGGGGTCGTGTCATAGACAACCAGGTTGCTGACGAGCATACGAAATGTCGCACTCGCTGCGAGCTGTTCTTCTTGTGCGATAAGTGAAAATTCACTTATATGACCTATCGCGTCAGTAACTACACCGCTATCAAACAGTATTCCTCCATTGACTTTTATGACAACGCGCATAGTATTTGTAGAGGCATATTTGTCGAAAGCAATCGACATAAAACCACTATTTGGAACTTCCGCGTATACTGGAGAAGTTGTTACTCCATTAACTGCTATTAAACCGACGCCATTTTGAACTGGCGACGGGTATCCAGTATTCCGGCAGAACGTCACAGTTATATAGTATGGATCATCGCTTGCGTTGTTTGTGAACGGGCTAAGGCCGATACTGCTCGGGTCTGGAAGCACAGACCCATTACTCGGCATGACATCCCCGACCTGGTAGGAAAATTGCCACAAGACGTGCTCGCTCGATCGAGCGAGCTGATGAACGGCATATCCAGAAGGGAAATAACCGTTAGCCTCTTTAACTCCTATCGAAAGCGTGCCGCCGGTTGCCCATGGCTGGAGCGCATCAGATACGCCGGGTTCGATGGAATAACCGGCCGCAATCATCGCGGCCGGGCCACCTTCCATAAACGTGTCGGTGAACAGGATGGTAGAACCGAAAGGCGCAGACGGGGTCAAACTAAACGTCACCGGCGGCGATATGATCGACGTATTGGTATGATCACGAATAATGATCGCGCCGTAGGCCGCGTTGAACGTTGGGCCTTCTGCGGTCCAAGACGCCTCCGCGGTGTAGGCAGTGCACGCGGCCCAGGTTGTTCCGCCATCGATGGAATAATCCAGCGCCGACGCGATGCCGTTGGTCGTGGTGCCCACGATCACCATGGGAGACCCGGACGTGAGCGAGACCGACGTAATGGTGATCTGCTCGGCACCTGGCCAGTCGCCGAACAGCGCCGGCGGCGTGTGCACGAAAGCGTTCTGGCCGAAATTAAACGTGATCTCCGACGTGCCCTCATAACCCGAGACGAACGGCACCAGTGGCGTGGGGAACCCACTCAGGCTGACGCCGCCGACGCCCGTGGCTGGGTCCGCGGTGCTGCTATCGTTCCACTCGCCGCCGTTGAGCCGGAACCAGATCAGGTTCGGCAGCGACACGGCGATGCCGATCACATCGCCCGCGCTCGGCGCCCCAAGCTGGATACCAGCAGCACCGCCGTTCTTCACCACCTGGGAATTGGCGTTATTGCCAACGACGCAGTAATCGACAGACGAGTAGAGAACGCCGGCCGTCGCGCTCAATCCGGTTGAGGGGCAAACACCGAAATAATAGGAATTTGTCCCTGAAAACGCGTTAAGCGTGGCCTCAAAATAGAACGATCCGCTCGATAGCGGGTTGTCGCCGAACGCCTGGCCTGAACTTGTGCCGGTCCCGATATCGGTGAATGTCAGCGCACCGTTGGTCAAAGTAAACCGGATGCCTGGCACCGCCGGGATAGCGCCGTTGCATGTCGGCGTCAGGATGGTCGGCGTTGTCATCGCGGGTTAATTCCCCTTTGCGGTCCAGTCGAACGCGACCGGGCCATAGGGCGTGCCGCCCGATCCGGTGCTGACAGAGAACCCGTTGACCGTCTTGTTGAAGACCAAAATCTCGTTGCCGCCGGACGTGCTCGTGCCGGCGACCGTGAGCTGCACGTTCGTGATGGCGCTTGGAAACGGTGTGGCAAACGTGACCGTGGTCTGACCGGAGCCCGACGTAGTGGCTGACCCCCACTTCTCGATATTCCCGTTCGGCCAGTTTTGAGAGAACGCGGTGCCTGAGAGGTTCCCCGCCGTCACCACAGGCTGGCCGCCGATATCCAGGCTGCCGACGCTGGCCAGGTCTATCACCGTCAAACTCGTGAAGGTGCCGTCGGTCGCATCCAGGTCATCCACGGTCGCACCGCCGGTCACATTCAGGCCGGTCTCCAGCGAGGTCGAACCCGTCACGGTCAGGTTGCCATCTACGGTCAGGTTGCCCCCTACCGTAGTAGAGCCCGTGATCGTGGTGCTGGCCGTGGCCGGCGCCCACGCCCCGGCGATATATTCGTAGAGCTGACCCGGTGCGACCGTGTTGTAGTAGAGGTCGCCCGACTGGAGCGCCCCGCCGCCGATGCGCGTGCTGGGCGCCACGGCATAGGCGCCGATATACTGCCCCGCCGACGTGGTGCCGGTGCCCACGCTGATCGCCACCCAGCCGGCCGGCCCATACTCGAACATCTGGCCCAACGTGGTGTTGAAATAGAGCAGCCCGGCGACCAGGCTGGTGCCCGCATTGGTAGTCGTGGGCGCCGTGGCGAAGGCTCCCAGATAGAGCTGCGTGGACGCGCCGGATGTCTCTGCCAGGCCCTGGATGGTGCCGGCGGTGATGCGGTTGGACACGATCACGCCGGCCGCGAACGATGCGGGCGATACTGTGCCCTCCTGTGCCCGCACTACGGTGAACACACTGCCGACGCGGCCCGTGACCTTGACGATCTCGCGCACAACCGGGTTCTGGGTGCGATCCTCCAGCGTCGCCATGAAGTAGTCATCGGCCGCGACGGGTTGGGGGAATTTATTGGCGTCGGCCGTCTGGATCGTCAGCGCGGTCGCACCCGTCACGAACGGGTTGAGCAGCGTGCTGACCGCGTTGTTACTGCACAACAGCATTGGGCGGTCCTACCACGGTCATTTGAAGCTCGATCGCCTGCTGGCGGGTGGATGTCCCGGTAGCGACGAACTGGATTTGGTAGGCATACCCAGGACTGCCTTGGGACATGAAAAGCTGCACCTGCGTGCCGCTGCCGATGACGAAACTGCTGTCCACCACAAGCGGGTTCGGATCGGGTGGCGGCGTCGCCACGGCGTCATAGGGTATCCCCGACAGGTAGAGGATGTTGGTCACGACTGGCGTCGTGAACCCGGTGATGGTCTCACCGCTGTCCAACCAGCGGCTGAAATCGACCGTCGCGCGGCGGATGTCCAACGGCTCTTTTGTCTGCCTGCCGACTAGCATTGGCGCCTCCCCGGCGGGACATAGAACAGATCGCGAATAGGGGCTATTTTGTAGATATCGGGCACCGGCGGGACGCAGAAAATATCGCTCACCCCGATCGCGCCCAGCCCGACGAACGTCAGCACCAGGTCATACAGCGCGCCATCGAGCACGTCGGGCGCCAGCGTCACGTTGAGCGCCTCGGCGCCGTCCACTTCAACGACGTTGAACTCGACGCCGCCGGGCTCGAAGGCGAGGGAGCCGCTCATGGCCGCCATATCCCCGCCGTGTTCCACGATATCGTCGTGAGCGTGTTGATCGGCGTGGCGCCGAACCCCACACCCTCATCCAGCAACAGGAGCAGCTTATCGGTCTCCTGCGGCGCGCGAATTGGGCCGGAGCCTGGCGCGCTGATACTCAGATAGGTCAGCAAGATCGCCGCGATCGGCGCGTCGGTAGATATCGTTCCGAACGATAGAGTGGGCGCCGCGGCGGCGTAGCCGCCCGATGCAACGAGGTCGGTCAGTTGGACCGAGGATGATAGAAGCGCGCCCGAGGGGACGTTCCCTACCGTTGTGTCGGTCTCGAAGTTAGGAACATAAGAAGCACCAACCAGGGTCGCAAAAACCCGCGCCGTGCTCCAGGTCAGACCGCCCGTGAGCAAAGTCTGTCTGGCAGCCGCATAAAGACTGCTCAATTTTTCCGCCTCCCAGACGAGAAGTAGGGAAATCGGAAATTCGACTGGCCGGAGTTGAGCTGCTCGGCCTCGGCCCGTGCCAGGTTGATGCCTACCCGATACCGCTTCATATGGTATTCGGCCATCGACGGGTTGCTGTAGGGCCGCGCCGGGTGCGCCATGAGACGGGCCTTGGTGCCATCCATCATGCACTCGAACCAGCGGTTGAACAGGTCATCCGGCAGGTCACACCCAAAGCTGACCGGCTTTAGCGCCAGGAGCGCCATGCCGGAACGTGCCGCCTGGATGCCGGCGCTGCCGTCCACCAGGATCGCCGGGGGATTGACGCTGTAGATCGGCAGCCCCAACACCTTGAGCACCTGGAACGCCACCTGCGAGCCGTCGAACGGATTGAAGTCATATTCACGGACGTAAGGCGACATCGCCCACGGCGCCCGCGCACGGTAATAGGTGGAGCGCAGCGCAAATTCCTCGATCGCGTTCCACAGCTCCATGCGGATCACTTCGAGCAACACACCCGGCATGGTGGCCTGGATGTTATCGTAGAGGCGCGCTGCCTGGCTGTCGGACGTGAGATAGTCCGGGGTCATACTCGATGCGCCACTCATGCCGCGGCCTGCATGAGCTGGGACGTGAATTTGTTCATCAGCGCGATCGCGCGCGAGTTGTCGCTGAATGTATCTTCGCGCAGCTCGGCCCGGCCCACTACGTAGTAAACCGCCGCCATGAAATACTGCTCATCGAGCGGGAATGCCGTGCTGGCCACGGGCGGGCTCGCGCTCGGATTGCCCAGGTCGGCCAGCGTGTAGAGCGGCAGAGGGGTGCGCAAGCCGTAGGCCAGGAACAGGTCAGGCCGCAGCCGGCGGGCCTCGATCATGGCGCCGTTGAAATTATCCATTATATCCTGATCGCTATAGCGATAGGATGATGCGACGGTCTCAACCGTGTCCTGGAGCAAGGTTCGCGCTTGCTGGACCACCTGGTCGATCGTGCGCGATGTGCTCCCGGACATGGGCGCCCAGGGGGGCCTGGCAGGCCCCCCTCCCCTTAGTTGGAACCGCGGGTCGCGTAGAGTTCGGCGAGCGCGATGCCGTCGAGCACCTTGCTGCCATAGACCTGCAAGCCGCGCAGCAAGCGGCCGAACGTCTGCTCGGAGTCCATCGTTTGCAGCTTGGAAATCTGGCTGGCAAACGTCAGGCCATGGGGATGCCCCGCGAAGATGCGGAACGCCGTGGCCGAACCCTCGGTCGCCGTCGGCAGCAGGTTGGACGCATAGAGCGTGAAACGGTCGATCATGCCGATGCGGCCATTGCGCAGCAGGGACACGCCATCGCCCGAGATCGACGCTTCGCGCAGGTCGGACTTTTTGACCACGCCGGCAAACCAGGGTGGGACCACGAGCCAGCGGCCCGTCTCCGGGATGTTCTGCTCATCGAGCACGGTGCCCAGGTCCACGATGTTGTCCAGCACCGTCGAGCTGCTCACGACAACCGGTGCGCCGGTTGCGCCAAGCACCAGGTTCTGGCTGATCGCGCCAGCGGTGTTGCCCTTGTTCGCGGCGGCGACGCCGGCGTCGATCGTGGCCAGCACCGCCGTGTCAATGTTGATCTTCATCTGCTCGGCGGCATCGTCGGCCCACATCGACATCAAATTGAGGTCGGACTGGACCTCCATGATATCGTCCTGGATGCAGTTGAAATACTTCGCGTGGTCGATCGTCAGCTCGATGATGTTCGAGCTGGGGCGCTGGACCACGAGCGGCATATCAACGGAATAATCGCTGATCGTGATGGTGGGCTTGCTACGGATGATGACCGTATCGCCTTGGTTCTTGATCTCGCCTTCGTAGTCAGTGTTGGCGATCGCCGACAACACCGTCGCGGCGTAGAACTTTTCGATGAGCTTGCCCGACCAGATTTGCGGGATGAATACGCCAGAATAAGGCGGGTTCGCACCGGTGCCCGCGCCACCATAGGGCGGGTTCGCAACAGTAATGCTCATGAGAGCATGACCTAGATGGTGACGCGGCCCTCACGGACGGCGGCGTTTATCTCGGCTTCTCGCCGGGCGTAGCCCTGCGGATTATGCCGAAATTTGCCCTTCGTTACGTCCGAATAGAACTGCGCAATTTCCTTTTGCGTAACATACACCGGAGTAGGGGCAGCGCCGTTGCTTGTCGGTGCCGAACGGCCGGCGCCGGGTGCTGCAAAAGTCTCCAGGGGGATCGTTCCCGCGCCCGGTGTGGGCGTATGGGCCGGTGTCTCCACGCTGGGATTTTGCACGGTATGCTGTGCACGCCAGGTGTTAAAAAACACGGCGACGCGCTGAGCGTCACCACTGTTGTAGGCTTGGTGTAGCAAAGGCATACGAACTTGACCAGAGATAAAATCACGTTCGTTGAGCCAAGCAATAAAGCCTGGATCGTTGTTGGTATCGTTCCAGTCTGGCCCGACCATACTCGCGAGCATGCCATCGACGTTGCGGCGGTTGGCTTCCAGGGTCGTCTGCTGCACCCGGAGGGTGTTGTTCTGCGACTGTGCCGAGAGCTGTGCCACCTGGCGGCGCAAATCCTCGACTTCCGGCTGCAATTCGGCGCGGGCGCTGCGGCGCGCGGCACCTAGCAAATCTTCGCCCCACGTCTCGATATCTTTCGGATCGAGCGTCGCCTGCTGCTGCTGCGGTGCAGGCTGGCGCGTCGCCGCGTTGAGCTTCTGTGTCAGGTCGGCGACCTGACCTTGGAGCGTGGCGATATGCGCAGCACTCTCGCGCGCCGTGCGCAGCTCCTGCGCCTGGACATTGAACCGGCCTTCCAGCGAGCGAAACTTCTGCTCCCAATCCTGCTGCGGTGCGGGTGTGGGTGCGGGCGTGGAAGACGCGGGAGGGTTCCCTACCGTTGTGGGAGCGGTCACGACGGTAGTGTTTGATGGTGCCGCAGGTGCGGGCGCCGGGCTCGGGGCCGGGGCCGGGGCCGGCTGCGGGTTGTAGGTGGCGGCTTGCAGGGCTTCGGCGTCCGCTGCGATCTTGCGGACGGCGGCGGGGATTTTCGGCGCGTAGCGGGCGTTCGCGTCCGCCGGCGGTGCCAGGGTCTCAGACATTCACCAGGTCTCCCAGCGGGTCGGCGGCTTTGCGCACGGACGCACCCGTGGTCGGACGCTTGGCGACGTTCTTCTGATGCGTCTCCGTCGTCGCGGCCTCGATGGCGATCCATAGATCGCGCAGCCCGCGCGCGTAGGCGGTGTCCTCGATGCGGCGCGCGGGGTCGCTGCCGATCGCCTGGTCAACCGCCTTGTCGGCGGCGTCGCCGAGAGCGGCACGGAACCGATCCCATTGATCAAGGCCGCGCAGCGCGCGGCATGCTTGAATACCCTCGTTGCCTAGGTTGATGCTACTCATGATAGATCGGGGTCTTTCGTCGCGTCTGGATTAGCCGGTCCCATGGCACCCATCGTGCCGGGGCCAAGCCCGCCAAATTTCGGATGTGTCTTCATGCCGCCGGAGCCGCCACGGATTTCCGACACGCCGGGGTGCGGCATGCCGGGGCCGGACGCGCCCTCGCCACCTGACGCCAGATAGGCCGGCGGCGTCTTGCTGTAGTTGCCCATCATACGCGGCAAGGCGGCGCTGCCGGTGATGCCGTCCTTCTCGCCGCGGCCGAGGAACTGGTGGGCGATGCTCTTACGGATCGCGCCGGTGCCCGCGGCGGCGCCCTTGCCGGGCTTCATCATGGATCAATCCTCACCCTTGCCGACGCCATCGGTCGCATAGCCGGTCGCCTTGACGTTCATGGGGTTGAAGTCGGGCGACATGCTCGGCCCCTTACCCTTGGGATAGTCGCGGCTGCTCTCGGTCGGACCGGACGTGCCGGTCTTGCCGCCGCCTTTGATCATGTCCATCGGCTTTTGCGAGATATCCTTACCCTGGTCCATCGTCGGCCCTTCCATCGGCTTGTTGGTAGGTGTCTTGCTGTAATCCTGATTGTCGCTCGTGTCGGTCAGGAGGTCTTTGGGGAACCCGGCCATCTAGTGAACAACTCCCGGCATGGACTGGCTCTGGTTGCTGGGCGGCGCCGCATCGGCCAGTTGTGACGGCGCCGGATGCGGCGGCTGCGCGCCCTGGGTCTGCGCCGCCGGATTGCTGTTAGGCTGACCGGGTTTGCCCGGCGGCTGACCAGGTTGACCGCCAAGCTGACCCTGGGGGTTCATCGCCGCCTGTTGCGCCGCCTGGGCCTGCTGCTGCTTCTGCTCGGCCTGGAGCGTCTGGTCATCCGGCACGATATCGTCGGGCAGCCCAAGCCCCTGTGCGACGGAGCGCAGCACACGCGCCCGGCCAACCACGCCGACGATGGGGGCGTCGATGGGGTTCCCCGTGATCTGGAGGAACTGGAGCTGCTTCTGGCGCTCGGTGTCCTTCTCGATCGCCACATTGACGCCGCGGACGTTGACTTCCTCGTTACCCGTCAGAAGCCCCGACGTATCCGTCAGCATGATGAGATCATAGACATCATGCAGGAGCGGCTCCATCACATCGCCGTCCACATTGCCGGCGACCGTCTGGAGCATGTTCTTGGAGTTATCCATGAGCATGGACAGACCCGAGGCGGTCCGGCCGGCGCCGCCGGCGTTCGAGCCGGTGATGTATCGGGGGATCGCCGACGCCTCATCGCAAAGCTGCGACACGGCGTTATAGACCGCCAGCAAAGCCTGCGAATTGTCTTGCGGTTGGAAGAAACTGACGGGTTCGCGCGACACGCCCATGGGGTCCATGGTGATGTGCCAACGCTTCCACGGATACAGCTCGTCCGCGTCGGTCCCCGGTGTGACCACTTCGTCATTGATGACAACCTGGGGGCCGGACGCGATCGACATATTGTTCACCAGCGCGCGGTAGGCGGCGTTGGCGACTTCCTGGTGATCCTCCAGCATGTCACACAGGCCATGGCCCGCGATGGTGCCGGGCACCTTCTCGAAGCTGGTGACGTAGTAGGGATGCCGCTGGCGCGGGCTGGGGTTCATCTGGACCTTGATCACGTAGCGCCCGATCAGCCACGCCCGCACCGAGTAGTCCATGTCGGGATCGGCGATCTGCGCCGCGGTCATACCGTAGCGCATGAGCATTTCGCCCTGCACCATGCCGTTGAACTCCAGCCCTTCGATATACTCGGACTGGTTGAAATTCGGGTCTTCGCGGTTCTCCAGGTAGGCGCGCTCGGAGTCGTTGCTGTCCAACCACTCACGTAATCCGTGCGCGTAATCCGTGAGCACGGCGCGGATCGCAGCTTCGTCATACCCTGGCAGACCGATCAGATTATTCAGGTCAGACCGCGTATAGCGCCGCCGCTCCAGCGTATCGGCCTGCTCGATGGTGCTGGCACCCGGCGACCAGTAGAGATCGAATGGGCTGATGCGCTCCCAAAACATCTGCGGGATGCGCTTGATCGACGGGGTGTTGCCGTTCCAGACCAGCTTGTTGGTCATCTTGACCGTCGGCCCCTTGAGCACCGCGAAGGGGAACAGGGGCAGGTCGGTGCAGAACTCGGTCAGCGCCTCGTAGAAGCCGCCGTCGCGCAGGATATCCTCGATCTTATCCTCGGCGGCATGCGCCTGTGCGATCGCGTTGCGGCGCGCGGCCTGCTGGGCGGCGTGCATGAGCCCAACCACGCGCATATGCACCTGGCTGTCCATCATCGGCTGGTTGGCCTGCTTCGCCGATTGAACCTCCGACGACACGAGCTGCATGATCTGCGCCGAGATTTCAGGCGGCACCGGCGGGTCCGGTTGGGGATCGATGCCCCATGGCCGATCGGGTCCGAGATAGACCTGGCGCAACAGGCTGGTGGCGCCGCGGCACTTGCCGGCCACCATGCGCGAATAGACTTCTGAGCCGCCGAACTTCTTGATCCAGTGCAGCTTGTCGGGGTCATATTTCCCCTCGAACATACGCTGCGCGCGGATCAGACGGTCATTCAACGGATTGTTGCCGTTGTTCCGCTGGTTGCGAAATATATTCCATAAATTGCGGATGAATGATCCGATATCGGGGATCATCGGCGCCGGGCGGTTGGCGGTGCCCTGCGCTTGGGCCTGAGCCTGACTATCCTGCCGGTCCAGCTCGCTGCCCGATACCAGGCGCAGCAATCCGCCGCTGCGACCGTTCACAGTCGCACCAGGCGCCCGCGAGTAGGCGGGTGGCGTGGAGTTGGACCGGCCGGGCAAAGCTGTGGGCAACGAACCCCCAATAACTACTACGCTTGTGTTTTATACATAGCGTGGGGTTTAATGGTGACGCAAGTCTTATAGGGCATGATCATGGATGAAACGCGAGACGTTCTGCCGGACGCCGGTTTTGATTTCGCGCTGGCGTGGCTGAGAGAAGGGCGCCGCGTTGCCCGGCAGGGCTGGAACGGCAAAAGGATGTTCATCTTCCTTGTTTCAGGTAGCACCTTCAAAGTCAGCCGGCCGCCGCTCCTGGGGATATACCCGGAAGGCACTGTCATACGCTACCACGCCCATATCGATATGAAGACGGCCGACGGCATGGTCGTGCCCTGGTTGGCCTCTCAGACTGACATCCTCGCCAACGACTGGATGCTGCTTCCCGAAAGCTAACCATGTCTGCATCACTCACAACCGTAGGGAATGTTACGCCCGCCGGCCCGGTCGTGCCCACGCATGCCATGGACATCCCCATCAACTCCCTGGTGGATGACCTGGCGCGGAAAATTCACCCGGTATCGACCATTGCGGCGCGCTATTGCCTGACGCTGCCGGAACTCTATGCGATCCTCCAGCGGCCGGGCGTCCAGCGCATGTATCGCCAGCGCAAGGCGGTATGGGAGAGCGACGCCAGCTCAGGCGAACGCCTGCGCACCTATGCCGAGGTCGGGCTCATCGAGGTCGCGCCCGACGGGTTCCAAGCCGTCAACGATAAGAGCGAGCCGGCGCAAATCCGTGCGGAATGGCTGCGCACCTTCGCCAAGATTATCGGCGATGGACCATCCAAAACGAGTTTGGACGGTCCCAAAGCGGCGCAGTTTTCCATCAACTTCATTTTCCGCGACCACCCGCGCGAGGCGTTCGTCGGCAACGTCGGGCAGTCGCCCCTCGTCATCGAAGCCAATCCTGAATGAGCCTGGTCTATGAGCCGCCCCGGACGATCGAGCGTTTCATGTTCGACCAGTCTCTCGTGCGGTGCGTGGTCGGACCGATCGGCTCCGGCAAGTCGATGGGCTGCATCATGGAGCTGCTCCGGCGCTCGCAGCAGCAGGCGCCCGATCACAGCGGGATCCGGTTCACCCGATGGGCCATCGTGCGCAACACCCTCCAGCAGCTCCGTCAGACGGTGCTGGCCGACGTGGTGCAATATCTGGGGCCAATGGTGCGGTTCTATGTGACCGATGCCACCATCCAGCTTCGCGTGCCGCTGCCGGATGGCACGTTCCTGCACAGCGACTGGCTGCTCATCCCGCTCGATACGCCGCAAGACGTTAAACGGTTGCTCTCCATGCAACTCACCGGCGCCTGGATCAACGAGATCAGGGAAGTCCCGATCGGCGTCGTCGCGGCGCTCATCGGCCGGTTGGGCCGGTTCCCCTCCAAAATCCAGGGCGGTCCGACGTGGTTCGGACTGGTGGCAGACACCAACCCCTGGGATACCGACAGCCCCTACCATGACCGGTTCGTGCTCAACCCTGATGCGAAGTGGAAGCTGTTTCACCAGCCGTCCGGCATCGCGCCGGACGCCGAGAACGTCGAAAATCTCCCCGACGGCTACTACAACAACCTTATGTCGAACCGCGATGAAGGGTGGGTCTCGGTTCATGTCGAGAGCGAGTGGGGCACCAGCAACGCCGGCCAGGCGGTCTTTAGGCGGTCCTTCCACGCACCAACGCACGTGCGTGACATGCAGGTGGTCATCAATCCCGCGCGGCCGGTCATCGTCGCGATGGATTTCGGGCGCACCCCCGCGGCCTTGATAGGCCAGGCCGACGTGTTCGGCCGGGCGCTCATTTTCGATGAAGTCGTCACAACCGACATGGGGCTCTACGCCATGGTCGGAGACATCCTTAAGCCAAAGCTCCAGCGCGACTATTCCATCCATCGCATGTTCATCGTGGGCGACCCGGCCGGCAAGCATAAATCCCAGCTCTCCGAGGAAACCGCGTTCAAGGTGTTGGAGAAGTGCGGCTTCGCTGCCTACGCCGCCAGCACCAACAACATCGATCCGCGACTCCGGTCCGTCGAGCGCCTCATGCGCGCGCAGATCATGGGCGAGCCCGGCCTACAGATCAGACGCGCCGGCTGCCCCACGCTCATCCAGGCGCTCGGCAATAAATATCGCTACCGTAAGAAGCGCGACGGGCAGCTCGAAGACATGCCTGAGAAGCTACACCCATGGTCGGACGTGGCCGACTGCCTCCAGTATTTTTCGCTGGGCATGGACCAGAACCTGGCGGCGAAGCACATCAGCCGCAGCAGCCCGGTCGCGCGCTATGCCACACCCAACAAGGCAGGGTGGACTTAACGCAACGGGCATTTTAGGGTTTCGAGTCCGCATTGGGCGGAAGGAGTCGCGAACAGTGACTTAGACAAAGTAAAGGCTGGCCTCCCGCACACCGACGAAAGACCAGCCAAAAAAAAAATAATCCCCATCAAAGAACACTGCCAGGCGTTCGATGGGGATTATGGGGGCGCCAGATGATTTTGGCAACCCCCTTTGCGGGTTTGGATAGGTGCGCGCCGTGTCAGCCATGGAGACACCATGGAAGACCCAAAAGCGTTCATCAAAGCCGTCGATCGTGCCCGTCGTGACAAGCTGAAATTTGAAGGCAAGGGCGTCACCGCCCTGCACTGCAAGATCGCGGTGAGCCTGGCCTACTCGCGCCAGGCACATCCATCGCATCGATCATTGGCCCGGCGTGCCGGGTGCTCATCCCGCACCGTGCGCCGCGCCCTGCGCATCCTCCACGGCCTCGGCCTGCTGACCTGGACCCGGCGTGTGGTGCAGGGCCAGGGATGGCGCGCGCAGGTCTCCAACGCCTACCAGCTTCTTTCTTGTAAGCCTTTATCTTTCTTAGGTATTAAAAGCTCGGCCAGCTTGTCCGCATCAGGCGGGACGAGTGACGCGCAACAGCGGGCCAGGGATGAGCTGGCCCGTGTGCGGGAGGCGCGACTCGGTATTATTCGTCCTCATAGCCATCGACCTGGTTGTAAACCTGGTCGATCTCAGCCGTGGGCAGTTTCTTAGCCAGCTCTAACGCCAGCTCTAACGCCAGCTCGGGGTCGGCTTCGTGAAGCTCGGCCCACGGCCGGGTGCTCATGGCTTGGGCTTCTTCACGGCAGGCACATGCCCCAGGTTGGTCATGAGCTGCTTCACCAGGAGCCGTTTGGCGGTCCTGGCGCCGGGTGTCGTCGGGCCGATCTGGGCCAGCAGCTCATACGCCGCCTGTAGCTCGCCCATGGACACCCTGGGCGGCGCCTCCACCACTACCGTCGGGACGGGCGCGGCCAGCGGGATGGGCGCGATGACCGCCGGCGAGCGTTCCTCGTTGATCTCGGCCTTGACCATGCGCAGGATGTTGCGTGTGAGCCACTCGCCCTGTGTCATGCGCTGGCGGGTGGCCGCGGCGATCGCGGCGTTGCGCGCCTCGATCGAGACGCCTTTGATCGTCCATGGCTTGGGATCATCGATATCGACCACGTTGGCCGATGCGGTTTGGGACACGGGTATGACCTTTCTGACGGGTGTGGTCAGACGGTCATACCGTTTCGGTCCTACCCGATCTAGTGTCCGATCGATGTCAGATGGAAAAGAGCCGCGATCGAAGCAGCCGCGATCGACGCCCCGCCGATGGCGGTCCATAAAACCTGCACCGTCTTGAGGCCGCCGGCGCCCTGCGCGAGCTGCGTCGTCATCCGATCCAGCTTATCGTTGATCTGAACGACCTGCTTGCCGATCCAGTCTTCATGCCGCGTCATCCGTGCGTCGAGCATTTCAACCTTCCCCACCAGAACGCCGTAGTTGAAGTCCGGATTAGGGTCGGATGGTGGCATAGCGGGCACTCACAAACAAGTGAGGGGAGGCACGTAATCGTGTCTCCCCTCAAATAAAACCGCAGTCGTTTCGTGATCTAGCTGGGAACGACGGCGACGGCTGCCGCGACGTTGAGGTCCAGCTCCGTAGCCACCAGGTCGGCCACCACGTCCACGGCCAGCGTCACGCCTATCAGGCCGGCGCTGTCCGTCAGGGTCAGCGTCTCGGTCGCGCTGGTGACGGCATGCCCGGCCGAATTGATGACCACGGCGGGTGCGCTGCCGTCCGGCATCATGCCAACCGAAAAGAGGCTGCTATCGGTCGCGCCGATGCTGTTGGTCACGGTGAAGGTGTCTCCCGACGGTAGGGCGACGGGCTGGCCCGCGACGTTTAATGCCTCGATGGGGACATAGTAATTCTTGGTGTTGACGGCTTCAAAGTTGGGCATGGTTGATCCTCCTACTTGGCCTCGGGTGCCGGTTTGGTGACGGGATTGACCCCGGCCTGGTGCACCGGGCGAACAGGGCGAGCCCCGGCCGGCGTGTTCGCCACTGCCGGCGTGATGGTGGACGGCGCGGGCTTGGCCGCCGGCACGGTCGCGGCATGCACGTGGGTGTGCAGCTCCAGATGCGCGGCCTGGAGCGCCATGTGCGACTCCGCGAGTGCAATATGGGACTTGGTGACGCTCTCCAGCTTCTCTGCAAGCTCCGCGACCGCGGCGCTCTCCTTACGCAACCAGGCCATCTTTTTTCTCCTTCGTGGTGAGTTTGACCGTGCTCTGTCCGTCCACCACGTCGATCACGACGTAGGGCAGCTCGGCCGGAGGCTCGGGCTCCCATATCCAGGACCACAGCTTCATGATCAGGGTGGGGGCGTAGGGCGACCGGCGGCGTGTCACGATGTCGCCGCGCGAGACGTGGCACTGGCCAGCTTGGCGGCGCGGACGGCGACGGATGTGGCGCCGTTACCGGCGAGCCCTTGGGTCTTCTCGATGGTGCGGTAGGCACCCAGGCCCAGCATCGGCACCAGGATCGCCATGGTGGCGTTCGTGTCGAACACCGGCGGCGCAGTGTGCGCGCCGCACAGCGACGCGACGTAGCCGATGGCCGGCCCCAGGAATATCTGCCAGGCCAGGCCGACGCCGCCAACCCAGCCGATGAAGGGTCGCCAGCCCGACACGAAGACGCTCTCGTTGGACGCCTCGGCCTGGTTGATGGTGGCCTGCTGCTGCGTCATGGCGGCGTCGGCCGCCATCACCTTCTCCTGAAATTCCTGGAGCGCCGCAGCCTTTGCCGCCGGGTCAGGGATCAGGTCGGCAAGCCGCGACACCACTGGCCCAAGTAGGGCGCTGATGCCGCCTGTCGCGAGACTGAGAATGGTGCCGCTCATGGTCGCAATTATGGCACGTGACGATAAGAACCACAAGCGTCGTGATTGGAATACGACCGCCCGTAAACCCTACCTTCGTAGTTATTTTTAGGTGCCTAAAAGACCACCTAACCTATTAGAAACGATGGATTTTACGACCGGTTCCCACGTGCGTTGATCATTTTATTGACCGCCATAAGGAGCTGGCGCACCGCCGCGAGGGCGGTGTCGTCGCGGCGCCGGCGGCCGGAGCGCACATGGGTGAGAGCTTTCTCGACCGCGTTCTGTAGGATCGTCAGGTCTTTCTCGGTCTGCTCCAACGTGTCCAGGCACACACGCACCTGCACCCGCCTGTCGCCTCTAGCTGCAATGATGATGGCGTTACTGACTTTTTCCAGGTCCGCGGTGTCGCGATTTGATGAGGCGGCCGGCGGCGGGCTTTTCGTCGGAAAATCTATTACCTTAGTGAATGTTCGTTGCATACTTAGTCATCCCATCTGTAACGCGGACCCTACACACAGGATGGTAACATAAGCCTATATTTCATTCATATATCAATTACGCGGCCCTGACCTCCCGCCCATCACCCTCGGCGATACGCATCAGTGCCGTGGTCGGCCGCACATATTTCACCTGCACGATGCTCTCTCGCGACGAGACGTTGCCCGGCGCCGTCTCGACCTGGATGACCACCAGGTTCCTGAGCATCGACGTATTGATGCAATTATCGAGACCCCACTCTGAGCATCCCACGTGTTTCGCGAGTAGTTTCCGGTCCGGGAACGGCATGGCGCGGCGGTGCATTTCCACGAGCGTCGCGAGTATGGCCGCGGTGTGTTTCGGAGGGCGCCGACTACCATAGTGATCTGCTATATAGTTCTTAATACGTTCGCACATCGCGCGGTCTATCTTCGGAAGGTTGGTAGGCTCTGCCTCTTTCGCAGCCTTCGTTTTAGGTGCCATCGTCATATTTCTCGCTTGTCACATTTACACGCAGGGTCGTGGTTGTTCGGGAGCTTCTAATTTTTGCGACTCGGCTGATGTAAACGACTAGATCATAGACTCATCCTGTCATGTCAAGTGCGGCTTATACCTACTAACGTAAGCGTTATTATTTATCACTATCATAGTATTTAGTCGTTTTGTATTGTGGGGGTGTCGTGTCTGAGCGGTTTACCTAACGGGGGCGTGCCCGCCCACCCCCCTGTCCATATGCCCACCCCGGCCCGCGGCCAGGCGCACCCGCGCACCCGCGCACCCGCGCACCCGCGCACCCGCGCACCCGCGCACCCG